CGGTGAGGTAGGGATTGCTCATGCGGCCCTCCTCGCTCGCGTGTCCCGCAGGCCGTGCACGGTGCGGAGTGACGCGAACCAACCCGGCACCTGCGCCGCCTGCAGGCGGTCGCGGCAGTCGTGGCAGTACGGGCGGGGATCGACCGAGGGCGCGGGCCGCTCACAGCCACGCGGGCAGCGGTAGGCGTACGCATGGCGGATGGCGCAGGCGTCACACACGATCATCGTCGCGCCGCAGTGGCCGCAGACGACGGTCACGGGTAGTACCTCGGCCCTTCGTAGTCGGCGGGCACCTCGCACTCCGGTCGCCAGTTCGTTTCGTGCGTGGCCTCCGGTCGCCCGTACTGCCGCCACTCGTCGGACAGAATGTGCTGCAACTCGTGGCCCCACATCGTCTGGCCGGGCTGCCACGTCAATCCGTCTGCGAGCGTGCAGGTGGATGGCTGAAGGATCACGTAGTGCCGAAAGCACTGGCTCGACATCGTGGCCTTCGCCTTGCGCCACGTCGTGCCGTCCCACCACGGCGGATAGGCGTCGATGCAACAGCGCAAGCCCGGCTGCTGCGGGCACTCCACGGCAGGCATTTCACGCAGCCAGACCGTGTCCGGGGTGACCCACTTCCGCGTAGCGCCCGGCGTCGGGTACGGCGGCGGCGGCGGATACTCCGGCGTGTCAAGGCAGTCGCGAATCGCATAGTAGCACGATCCGCTTCCGAGCGTGGGCGTGGACCCCGCCGTCTGCACCGGCACCGGCGTCCACGTCGCCGTTGGCGTGCTCGTGCGCGTCGGGGTGCGCGTTGCCGTGGACACCGCGCTCGTGCGCGTGCGGGTGGGGGTGGGGATGCGCGTGCGTCGGTATTCGGGCGGGGTGGACCAGTACGTCCAGCGGGCGTGTGCCTCGGAGGCCACGAACAGGGCCACCGCCAGCACAACGCAGCAGTGCCACCACCGGGTCATGGCACACTCCCCACGATGAGGCGGGGCGGGGTCATGGGCAACGGAGTGGGTTCCTTCACGTTGCTGGCGACACTGAGGACACCGTCCCGGCTTCGCGCCCACGCCACCCAGCGGTTCAGCAGGCCGGGTCCCGTGAGGCCGATGGCTCGCGGGTCCACCACAATCCACGCCGTGGTGGGATCGTCCGGGCACAGGGCTTGGTGCTCCACGGGGACGGGTGTGCGGGTGGGGGGAATGGGAATGGTGGCCACGGGAGTCACCCCGGACGGGGGCACCGGCGGCACCGGGGACGCGCCGAAGTTCCACAGCTCGATGCTTGCCACGTTGGCCATGTCGGGCTGGCAGATGCCCAGCCACGGTCCGTCCTGTGCCCGTGCGGCGTACACCGCCACGAGCATGAGCCACACGAGGCCCCCCAGCACAAAGGCTCCCATGAGCACCCACGTCCGCCACGATGCGTGATCCGCCACCATGTTACTTGGCCTCCGTGTGCATCCGGTCCATCTGCGACCGGAGGATATCCTGTTCGCGCCGAATGTCATGCACGGCGTCCACCAGCCGCTTTTCCAGTTCCCGCTGGAACACCTCCGTTTGCGCCATGCGCAGGTCGAGCAGGAACAACTTGTTGCGGATGTCCCGGAGGAGCTTGGAGATGATCCCGAGGATCACGGCGACCACCGTCTGCACCAGTGGCAGCAACGCACTCAAGTGCCCCATCACCGCCGTTTGTTCATCCATCCCCATGCCGCACCTCTGCCACCCGGGCTTTCAGCCGCTCCTGACACGCCGGGCAGAGCAGGGAGGGATCGCTCAAGGCGATGCACTGGTTGAGGCCGGTTCGCAAGCACACGGGTTCCGACCGTGGCGGTTGGACGCGAAACATCTTCCACACCGTGACCAGCACAACAATCAGCAGCCCGCAGTTGATGGCGGGAATGATGAAGTGACTGTACATCGCCGCCCTCCCTTCCCAGCGTCCGGTGCCGTCTACGCACAGGATGGGGTGGCAGGCGGGGTAGGGTCAAGCGGCGGCATCCACACGAGGAGGTGGCGCGCCACGCGGAGGAGGAACGGGATCCACGGAAATGCGGGGCCGGGGTCTGGCTTGCGGCCACGCGGGACGCACACGGCATTGTGCCCTACCACTCCGTGCAAGGGGATGTTGTACCGCAGGCACCGGAGGGCCACCCAGCACGCGGCCATCTGCAGTTGGGGAGTGGGGAAGTCCGTGCCGGTGCCCACTAACTCCACGCCGAGGGAGAAGGCGTTGACGCTGCCTTCCACATGGCACCCGTGCAGGGTTGAGGCCCCGGCGTGCCACGCCTTGGCGTAGTCGGGCACGCAGCGGTAGATGGTGCCGTCCCGGTCCACCACGACGTGGGCCGACACTTCGGCTGACCGGGTGGCGAACCAGCCCAGCGTGCTGTTGACCGAGGTGGCACCCGTGTAGTGGATGACCACGGCGGTGATGGCATGGCCGTTGCGGGCCGAGTGGTTCGGCGACGGGTGGGGGTGCTCGATGAGGACCGGGGTGGTGCTCATGGCAACCACCCCCACCCCCACGGGGACGAGGTGGCACCCGTGGGAGTGGGGCGCGCATCCGGTGCCGATGGGGGGCGGTCGAGGATGCGCGGTTGATGGCTTACTTGGGCACCACGGTGACGGTGACGCCGAGGTTGGCGGCCTTGGCCATCGTCACGGTGAACTGCAGGATCTCCACGATGGCTTCCACGCCCTCGCCGAGGTCGGCGTCGGCGCGGACCTCCACCTCCGCGTAGCCCGGGGCGTCCCCGGACGGGATCTCGCACGACAGGCCGTCCGCACTGGCCGTCAGTGCGCCGAGGAATTCGGCTCCGGTGAGCACGGACCACACCGGGGCACCGTCCACCTGTGCCGGTTGGCCGGTGGCGGTGGTGATGTTCAAGGCGACGAGGGCCTTCTCTGCGGTGGTGAGCTTGACGTCGATCATGGGGCAGGTTCCTCCTTCGGCAGTTTGGGGACGATGTGGACGATCAGGGTGACGCGACCCCTACGGCCGCGCCGCCAGTGGCGGTAGAGCATCCAGCCGATGGCCACGCCGAACCAGAACGCGAACACGGCGAGTAGCAGCACGTCACGCGGCGTCCTTGGCCAGCCACGACAGGGCGTAGATGAGCACGGCGAACGCGAACTGGAGCCACTCCTCCTGCGAGTCGGGGAAGCGCGCCCCCACGGTGGACAGGTAGAACGCGGACCCGGCTCCCATGCCCGCGAGGGTGGTCTTGTTGTTCACGAGGCCAGCGGTGAACAGGTCCTTCATGCACCGCGATATACCACGCTGGGGCGGGGTGGGGGAATCGGGCACGTTACAGGGGCATCTCCTGTTGGCGTTCGTCCGTGGTCATGGGTCGTTCGGTAAGGATCTCGCCGGTGTCCTCGCGGGTGCGGACGATCTGCCCACGGCGGTAGTCGTGGACGATGCGGACAGTGACAGGTCGATCCACCGATTGGGTCCGAATGCACTTCCGCAGTTCGCGGATCTTGCTGTTCTGATCTTCGATCTGCTCCTTGAACCGATCAGCGGCGTCCTTGCGTTCGCGCTCGATCTCATCGCGGCGGGCGAGTTCGGCTTCGAGGTTGCGGCCCACTTCGACCAATTCGTAGTTCGCCAGCCGGCACGGCAGGATTTCCTTGGTGAACGTCTCCGCAATGGCCCCGATGTCTTCCGGTGCCGTTGGGGACGACTCGGGGGTGGTGAGGGGGAGGTCGGGTGTGGTGGTCATGGTCGTTTTCTTTCTCCGTTGGTTAGGCCCCGCACCCGCAGTGCTGGGGTGAGGGGACGTGGGATAACACGCACGATGCGACACGGGCACGGGCGGTCCCAAATGCCGGGCACGTTGCACACGGGGCAGTGGGCGGACTTGAGGGCGCGGCGAATGCCGTCCGCGTCGAGGGGCGGGACGTTGGCGACGACGAAGTCGAGGCCGATTGGTTCGGTGTTGACGTGATCGAACCACACCCGCGCCGACTCCCACAGGCGGGGGTCCACGGCGGACGCCGACGAGGCGAAGCACACGCCGAGGTCGTGGAGAGCTTGGGTGAGCACGGCCACGCACAGGCGGACTTCCGGGATGGCGAGGCGGTGGGTGGTCCACACCACGTCCCACGGGGCCATCTCCGCAGCGGTGAGGCGCGGCAACAGACCCTCCCCGGTGAGGGACATGGTGACCGGCTGCTGGGCCGCATCGCTGTGGGACGCACGCATCTCACTCCTCCTCCGTGGCGTTCAATGCGGCCATCACCCGCCGGTACGCCGGCCCCACGACGCGGGTGATGATCCGGTCAACGTCGCATGGCAGCGGACTGGCCCCGAGACGCTGGAAGTCAAGGCGGCTCCGCATCACCTCCTCGTGGATGGCTCGGTAGATGGCCTCGCGGCGTTTGCTGGACAGGCGCATTTCACTCCCCTCCCGTGGCGTGCGTCACCACCAGTACCCACCGATCAGCCAGCCAATCACCAGCCCGGCGACACCCGACGCGACCGAAAAGTCGCGGCGCTGCTGCGCGTTCTCGGCGCGCAACCGGGCGTTCTCGGCGCGCAGGGCGGCGTTCTCCTCGCGCAGCGATGCGTTCTCGGCCAGCATTTGGCTCAGCGCTTTTCCGGTCGCCGTTGCGCCGCACTGCACGCAGCACCCATCATCGTCGATGCGGCATGGGCCGCATTCAGGACAGAACCCCATCACTCTCCTCCCGTGGCGCGCAGCGTGGCGTAGATGAGCAAGTGCCCACCCCACCTGCCCATGTCGAGCGTCCCTGCCGCCTTTTCGAGCGCAGCGTCATGGCTGGGGCTGTTGCCGATCAGGTGCCGCAGCGCCGCGTGGCAGGTCTCCAAATCCAAATACAGCGCCAGTACGGCATCTTCCCGTTCGGTGAGTTCGCGATCCATCCGCTCGACCGCCGCGACGACCCGCTCCTCGTCGCAATCCGCGTCGTACAGGCTGACGTGCTCTTCGTTCGGCAGACCGAGTGCGTAGTCGATGCGCGAGATTGCTGCGGCGAGCCGTGCATAGGCAACACGCAGTCGTTCATGCTCGGCACGTAGGCCGGTATTCTCCATAATCAAGCGCCCCACATAGTCGTGGCTCATGTCACTCCCCTCCCGTGGCGTCGGCACCGTGCTGGGGGGCGTTGGACCACGCCTCCACGAACACGACCCGGTGCGCCTTGAGTGCGTGGTACAGGTCGCACACCACGCAGCCCTCCCCCGGCCCCCGGCCCCCGCACGCGCAGGCGTCCATGGTCAGGCGTTCCACGTCCCGCCACAGCACCCCTTCAGTCATTCGGCCCCTCCCGTGGGGCACGGGGCCACGCACGCGAACCCCACCACGGCGGTGCTCCAGTCGTAGGCGGTGGACCGTTCCTCGATCAGGGCCACGCACCACCCACCCCCATCTGTGGTCAGCCGCTCCAGCCACCGTTTGGGCCAGTGGACGAATGGGGTGGGCATCACCACGGGGGCCGGGGGGGCGGCGGCCGGTGCCGCAGGGGTGGGAGGAAGAGCTTGGGGCAGCCGTGCCTGTACCAACAGGGCCAGCGTCCCCCCGACGAGCAGGGTGGCGACCAGCAGCGCAGTGGGCAGGTGGGTGGGTGAACGGTTCACGACGGACCTCCTAGCGCCAGTTGGCGTGGGTCTGTGGCCGGGGTTGGCTTGAACCGGCGGCGTGGTCCCACGGGGGTCCAGTGACGCAGGGCACGCCGGGTCTCCCGTTCCAGCCGGGTGGCGTACCTCCGGGTGATCGCGGCATACGCTCGTTGCCACTCGTGCTTGCAGGACACCGAGCACGTCTTGCGGGTGGCGAACGTGGCGTGCCCCTCGTAGCGCCGCTGGACGAGCGGTTGCTTACACACGGCACACCGGGAACTCACAGCGGCTCCTGCGCGCCGGTGTCCCGTTCGAGGATCACGCCCCCCCGGAGGGCCGTGACCACGGCGCGGACGGCCCGGATGGCACTGGCCCGGGTGGCATACCCCTCGCCGCTGTCGGCGGTGATGCGCCCGTTGGCCGCTTCGAGGTGCCAGCGGAACTGGCCCGTGACGTCCTTGAGGATGGCCATGCGGGTGCGGGTCTTGGTGGTCTTCGTCATCGTTCCTCCTGTGGCCCCGTAGGGCGCATTCGGCGGCGGATCACGCACAACACGGCGTCGAAGCACCCGTGCGGATCCGCTCGCAGTTGGTGGGTGGTGAACTCCAGCAGCATCCAGTCATGCGTGGCGGCGTGCACCCGCTTCTCGCAGTCGCGGGCGAACCCGCTCCCCCGGACATGTCGTCCCCCGGCCCATGCTCCCCCGTGGACCTCCACGGCCGTGCGCGACGGGGTGTGGGCGAGGTCGAACCGGAACCGACGCTCCGTGCAGCACCGAACCTCACGTTCCAGATGAACTCCGGTGCCGTAAGCCTGCCACATCGTGAGGAATTCGGCGGCCGCGTCCGACCACAACCGCTTTTTTACCGGCGGGGGGGTGCGGGGTGTGGCCCCTCCCACGGGTCTGCCCGCCCGTGCACGAATGCCCCGCATTGCCCCGGAAACAGGGGTAGGCGGGGCTTTTGGGGGTGGGGTGGGGGCTAGGTACCACCCGGTGCCTCGCGTGCGCCTACGGGCTTGTTTGGGGGTGGCACGGGGGGTGGTCATCGGGTGCGCCAGTCGTCGTCGGGGTCCGGGTGGGGGTGGTGGGGGTCGGGGGTGAGGGAGTCGATTTCGCCGAACGTGAGGCGGTCGGGGTCGAACAGGAGGCGGAACTGGCCGGTGGCCCCGTCGCGGTTCTTGATCACGGCGGCGGTGGCGGCGAGGGGGTCGTCGCCGGTGGGGGCGCGGTGGAGGGTGACGACGATGTCGGCGTCGTGTTCGAGTTGACCGGACTCGCGCATGACGGCGAGGTCGTGGGGGTTGTGGGTGCGGCTGCCGCGTTCCGGGCGACCCACGGAGGAGATGACCACCACGGCCAGTTGGCGCTGGAGGGCGAGGGCCTTGAGGCCGGCGGACACCGCTTCGACTTCGGCCCGCTTGTCCCGTTGGGGGCGGGTGGCGGTGCGTTGGAGCAGCTGCAGATAGTCCACGAACACGGCGCGGGGTGGGGTGGTGCACAGGGCAAGGGCGGCGACGATCTCGTCCAGTGCGGTGGGGGCGTCCGTGAGCCACAGAGGGGCGTCGTAGAGCCGGTGCATGGTATCGGCGACCCGTTCCCACGGCACGTCGCGGCCGGTGCGGAGGGCGGACAGGGGCACCCCGGACTGCTGGGTGAGGAGGCGGCGGCCGATGGCCACGTTGCTCATTTCGCGGGACACGATGAGGGTGGGGATGCCGTGGAGGGCAGCGTGCATGGCCCACTGGGACGTGGCGAGGGACTTGCCCACGGCGGGCCGGGCGGCCACGTAGCACAGGTCACCGGGGCGCAGGCCCCCGGCGGTGAGGCGGTTGAACTCGGGCCACGGGGCGGGCACCACCCGGTGGGTGACGGTGGGGGCCTCTTCGGCGGCGCGCACCACGGCGGCCCCCACGTCGCGGAACCGGGTGACGGGAAGGACGTGGCGGATGGGCGCGGAGCGGGTGGTGGCTGGGGTGGGAAGGCCCCGGCGTTCGAGGCGGCGGCGTTCGATCTCCTCGGCCACGAGGCACTCGGCGTCGAGGAGGATGGACAGGGCGGTGGTGGCCGCCCGGCGGTCGTCCAAGCCGGGGGTGGCCCGCTGCAGGGCGGTGATGAGCTTGGGCAGGTACGCCAGCCCTTGGGTGTGGCGAATCTGGATGGCCGCGAGGGTGGCGTCCAGCGGGGCGTCCCCGTGGAGGAGGAGTTCGGTGAGCCACAGGACGGCTCCCACGTCCACGGGGCACGAGCGGTCGGGCCAGTGCGGGGGGTGGGCGAACAGTTCCAGCAGATCGGCGATGGGGTCGTTGGTGATCATGGGGCACCTCCGGTGGCAACGGGCATGGGGGGGAGATCGGGGCAGCGGCGGTCGGCGGGGATCACGGGGGATTCGTGACACCCCCACCGGCACTGCGGGTTCCCCACGCACCGCCAGACGTGGTTGAGGGTGGCGGGGGGGTCGGTGGGGTCGGGGAGCCAGTCGGCGAACGTGCGGGCGAAGATCTCCGGGGTGAGGAAGCCGGGGTCCTTGGGCTGGTCGAGGTAGGTGGCCAGTGCGGCGGCGACGACGGGTGGTGGGTGGTGCTTGAGCAGCGGGGTGACGGCCTTGGCGATGCGTCCCCCGCTGGCCGTGCCCTTGCCGAACCGGGCCTCCCATGCGGCGATGCACAGGCCCACCCCGGTGGGTGCCAGAGGGTCCCCGCCCGCGCCGCGTTTTTTCAGCGGTGCGGGGGGTTCGCTTTTCCCGTGGGTACCGGGAAACAACGGGGAACCTTGCGTTACGGTACTAGGTTCTCCGTTCTTCTTTCTGTCTGTGTCTGTGTCTGTGTCTGTGAAAGAAGTTACATTTTGGTTTGTAACCGGGTTACCCGTCAAGCGGGAGTTGTTCTTGTTGTGTCGCCACCGACCCATCTTTTCCTTGTATTTCTGGCGGTTTGCGGCGATTTGGTCGGCGGTGCGATTGTACCGTGCCCACGTTTGCGGGGGTACCTTCAGGCTCCCCGTGGGTCGCCCGTGGGCTCCCCGCGGGCTCCCCGCGGGCTCCCCGCGGGCATCCCGTGGGCATCCCGTGGGCACTTCGTGAAGGGGGGGCTGGGGGTTGTCGTTGGGGTCCCACAGCAGCAGTCCGCACCCCACGAGGGCGTCCACGGCGCGGCGCAGGGCGGTGCGCTTTTGGGGGGCCGCTGGCAGGCGGGCCGCGACCCGCATGGTGACCACCCCGTCCGTCTCGTGCCGTTGGGCGTGAAGCAGGATGTTGAGGTACAGTTCGCGGGCCTCGCGGGACAACACGGCTACCCGGTCATCCTCGAAGAATCCGCACGACAGGCGCAACCATGGCTGGCGACGGTCACTCCCCATCTGTCCCCTCCCCGGCTCCGTCCGCCTCCTCCACATCCGCCACCGCCGGGGTGCGGGTCGTGCTGTCCACCACGGGGTCCGTCTCGGTCCCGTCGTCCGGTTCCGTGCGCTCGTCTGGCTCCCCCTCCAGCCGCGCCAGTGTGTCCCAGACCGCCGTCAGCGGTTCGTGCCACTCCTTTCGCAGCCGCTGGGCGTCCTGCCGCAACAGGGCGGCGATGTACGCACTGATGCTCTGGTACCCACGGGCCACGGCCATGGCCCGCAGGGCTCGCCCGTTCCACGCCCCCGGCAGGGAGACGGACCCGTAGAACCGCCCGAACCGCCGGTGGCCCTTGAACTGCCGGCCGTCGTTCGGTGCCAACTCCTCGTCTATGCCCTCTAATGCTTGTATGGTCATGAGCGTGTACTTACCACTGGGCACACACGGTGGTCAAGCAAGTTCCGCATTGACCTCGGCGCAATACCATAGTATTGTGCGACCGCACGACTTCCCGTGCCACAGGAGGACAGCCAGATGAACGACTCAGCACCGACCGTCCCCGTACCAGCGGGGCGGCCCCCCGCCGTGGAGTACGAGGTCCCCGTGGCGTTCAGCCGCGAGTGGATCGACCTCTGCAAGCGCACCATCTGCCCCGGCAGTACCGATGACGAGTTCCGGTATTTCCTCACCGTCGCCAAGCGCACCGGGCTGGACCCGTTTGCCCGGCAGATCTACAGCGTGCCCCGCTGGAACTCCAAGACGCAGCGGGAGGAGCGGGCCATCCAAGTGTCCATCGACGGGTTCCGCTTGATCGCCGAACGCACCGGGCAGTACGAGGGACAGTGCGGCCCCCTGTGGTGCGGGCCGGACGGGGTGTGGAAGGAGGTGTGGGTGGGGCCGGGCCACCCCGTGGCGGCCAAGGTGGGGGTGTGGCGCACCGGGTTCCGCGAACCCCTGTGGGCGGTGGCGCGCTACGTCAGCTACGCGCAGAGGGACCGGCAGGGGAATCCCACTCAGTTCTGGAACCGGATGGACGACCTGATGATCGCCAAGGTCGCCGAAGCGTTGGCCCTGCGCCGGGCGTTCCCGCAGGACCTGAGCGGTCTGTACACGGACGACGAGATGGCACAGGCCACCACCGTGGACGCCGTGGTGGTGCCCCCCACGGAGGGGGGGATGGCGGACACGGTGCGGCAGGCCATGCAGCAGAAGCGGCCCGCCCTGCCCCCCGCTGGCAGTCCCCCGGCCCAGCCCGAGCCGCCGCCCATCACCCCACCCGTTGCACCGCCTCCTGCCGAGCAGCGGTGGATGGACCCCCCGGCCGGACTGGACACCCCCACCCCCACCCCCACCCCGCCCACTGCGTCCGATGACCCGGACGACGCGCCCCCGGAGGTGGAGTGCCCGGAGCACCCGGAGCGCATCATGCTGTGGTGGGAGGAGAAAGCGGACGGCACCCCGCTCAAGCCCCCCCGGTACGAGTGCCCGGAGGAGGGGTGCACCGTGGCCCTCTACCGCCCCACCACCGCGCAGTTGCGAATGCTGTTCAAGGTGATCTCCACCGCCAACCTCGATCCCAAGGACGTGCGGCGGTATATGCTCGATCACTTCGGCACTCTTCACACCAAGTTCCTCACCACCAACCGCCAGCGGCAGGGGTCGTTCGACCAACTGCTGGCCGAACTGCAGTCCACAGGAGAACCCGCATGACCGCGACCGCCGTGGATACCGGCATCGACACCACCGACCGTCCCCGCTGGCTGGAGGCCCGCCGCTCCGGTCTCGGGGGCAGCGACGCCGCCGCCGTGATGGGGGTGGACCCGTACCGCACCCCGCTCGACGTGTACCTCGACAAGCTGGGGCAGGGGGAGGACCGGCCCGACACCACCCGGATGCGCGCCGGGCGACTGCTGGAACCCGTGGTGGCCCAGTTGTGGGAGGAGGACACGGGGAAGACGTGCACGCCGTACACCAGACTGCTGCGGCACCCGGACCACCCCGAATTGCTCGCCTCACTGGACCGGACGTTCATGGGGGCACACGGGCGCGGGGTGCTGGAGTTGAAGACCACCCAGCAGCGCAACCTCGACGCGGCGTTGGCCAAGGGCCTCGTCGCCATCCCCACCCATTGGGTACAGGTGCAGCACTACTTGATGGTGACCGGGTGGGAGGAGGCCGAGTTGGCGTACCTGTGCGACGGGCACGCCTTCTACCGCACCCCCGTGGAGCGGAACGACGCGTTCATCGCCACCATGTTTCAGCGGGAGGTGAACTTCTGGAACGGGCACGTCCTGCCCCGGGTGCCCCCGCCCCCGCAGGTGGGGGAGGACGTGCTCAAGCTGTTCCCCCGCCACACCCCGGCCAAGGTGTTGCACGCCGACGACGCGCTGCTGGCGCAGATCGCCGAGTTGAAGGCCGTGCGGGAAGCCCGTGGCGAGGTGGCACACCGGGAGGAGGACCTGTCGCGGGCCGTGCAGGCGGCGATGCGGGATGCAGAGGCCGTGCTGGGGCCGGGTGGGGAAGTGCTGGTGACGTGGAAGGCCGCAGCGGACTCGGAGCGCATCGACGCCAAGCAACTCCGTGAGCAGTTCCCCGACGCCTACGCCGCGTGCTGCGTCCTGCGGCCCGGTGGGCGGCGGTTCCTCGTCAAGTAACGCCCTGTCACGTCCGCCCCGGAATCGGTACACCCACGCCGTTGGGATGCCGGTTCCGGGGCGCGGTCCAACAGTTCATGCGTGGCCACAGAGGAGGGTGTCATGGTGATAAGGGACGTCCGAGCGGATGTCTTTCCGTGTTCTGCGGCAACACACCCACGCAATGCTCCACCGCCAGCGGTGGAAATCATCATGTGGGGGTACGCAGAGGGTGACGTGGCACTGTGCCGTTCCTGTGCCCTTCAGCTTGCGCGGAAGCTGCTGGAGGACCTGTGCGAACTGGCTGGGGATCGACACGGGTAATCGCTGTACGCTCGGAATGTGAACGGGCCAGAACGGCCCAAGGGAAGGACGGCCGGGCGCGAGGCCCGGCCGCATGGGGCAGGTTACACGTAGCGGTGTCTCGGCCAGTCCGCGTTGCACGGATCGGCGTCCGGGGTGAGTACGGTGGCGGGCGCGGGTTCACTGATGCGCCGCACCACGCACGCGGTCAGGTAGATCATCCACGCCCACTGCGGCATGGAGCGGTACGGGGTCACCGCGAGGTTCCACACCACCACCACGTTGATGAACGGGGTGATGTACTCGGTGTCGTCCGCCCAGAACGGCACGGTCATGCCAACATCCACGGTCATGGCTTCTCCTCCTGTGGTTGGGGGGCGTGCACCTCGACCACATGGTCCACGCGCCCCGCGTGTGCGGTCCCCCGGACGTGCTGGGGGAACCAGAATGTGCCCACGGCGCGGCCCAACAGGGGCCGCTGGTCCGTGTACGTCTTGAAGTGGCCCCGCACGAGGTGCAGGGCCTGCCGGATACCGACGTGCTCCACTCGTCCCTCGCGCCGCAACGCCTCCCGCATGGGGTCGATGACCAGCGTCACCGTGCGGGTGATGGGCAACCGGCCCCGAGCGGCCCGGCGGCGTTGGAGCTTCGGGTCAACGTGCTGCACGTCCTGCCGCACGTTGCGGCAGTTGGCGAAGCACAGGCCCAGCAACGCCGGCTCCAACGTCAGGCCCCGGTAGGCATCCACCTGACCGGAGTCCCTGACCGGCATTGGATAGATCAGCCCTTCCAACACCGGCGCAATGGCATTCTCGACCGACCCATCGTGACGCACACTCACCACCCACGTCACATACAGGCCAAGCCGGTCGGTGTTGCCAACGGCCACGGCGCGGGCGAGATACAGCCACCGCACCGCATCGGGCGGCTGGACCAATTCCTCCAGTGACACCCGCAACTGTTCGTCTGCCGCGTCGGTTTGGCGGTCCACGGCGGACACGAGCAGTCCGAACCGCCACCCGAACATGGGATGCTCGACCCGCCCCAGCTTGGCCGTCACCACCCAGCGGGGTTGCGTCCATTCCGCCCACATGGCCCGCCACGGGGGAGCGACGTTCGGGAAGTCCCCGGGATTGCCGAACTCGGCATCGGTGCCCGCCCAATAGTACTCCACCACGTTTTGCAGGCGGATCATGGTGACGTGGGGTTCTGAGAGTGCCGCGATGAACAGCGGTCCGCCGAACATATCGGGCGTGGCGGGAAGGTGCCGCTTCACGACTTCGTCGGCGAACATCTCACCACCGCTCCTTTCCCCGCCGCCATGCCAGCATCACCCCACGGGCGGTGCGTTCGGCGTTGGTGGCAACCAACAGGCCCCCGTCTGCGTTCAGCAGGGTGAACCGCCGGGGCCACGTTTCCCGGCGGGCCTCCACCGGGTGTTCCACGACGATCCGCAGCACGGCACCGGACGGGGCGCGGACCGCGAACGTGGGGGGCGCACCCGCCACGCTCACGTCCTCCACCCACCCCCGGACCAGTGCACGGACCAACCAGACCGGCACCGCGAAGTGCCGGCCGCACTGTTTGACCCAACCCATATGACCTCCTCTGCCCGGACTTGGGACCGGGCGTGTGCATTAACGCGGCCCCGTGGCCGCGCCCCTCTGCTACTCCTTCGTGGATGCCAGCGCGGTGGCAAGGGCCTCGATCATCCACTCCGGGTCGCCCTGCACGCTCCAGTGCAGGTACGGGTTCCGGGGGTCGTCGTCGTCATCGCGGGCAACAGCACATGAGGCGCACCCGGCCGTTGCCACCAACGGGCAGCGTTCGCACCCACTCTGCGGGTCGTAGAACTTCTGGCACAGGGTGCACGAGTCGATACCGAAGGCGAACTCCACGGGCCGCTCGCCGTCCCGGTTCTTCTCCGCGATGTACCCGCCGTGCTGCACCTTGACCAGTCCGTGTCGGCGCAGCACGGTCGGCCTGAGCCCCTGCCACTTGCGGATGGTTGCTTTGAGCAGCGGTCGGACTCGGTCCCCGGCGCGCTCGGCGGTGATCCCGGCCGGTTCGGGATAGTACTTGGCCTTCCACGTTGCCATGCTCATGGTGTCCTCCTGTGACTGCGGTTGTGATTGCACGGGCTTGGGACCGTGCCGCCGCATTGCAGGCACGCCGTCGCGTGCCTCCCCTCTGCGATCAGATGGGCAATGCCCCCACGGGGTGCGGTGGGGGTGTGGGCTTGGGTGCCGCCGGGCGCTTGGCCGGTGGGGCACGCCGCACGGGAGCCGGTGCGGACCGGCGGACCGGCGGCGGAACCTGCATGGCCCGATACTGCGCTTCGAACGTGTCGCAGATTCGCAACATCGGCGTGGCCCATTCGGCGGTGTTGGTCAGCAAGAACACCGCGTGGCCGCTGGCCCCGTGAGCACGGCACACCGCCGCGCACTCTCGGGCCAGTGCGATGCACGCCCCAACGGTGTCCACGCACACCTTGGCCGTGGCCAGCCATGCGGTGGCGGTGTTCCGTTCCGCCCCCCATCGGTCCGTGGCCGTCATCAGGGCCTGCCGTTTCGCCAACAGCCGGTCAGCACACCCCTGACACGCTGGGTCCGTGGCGGTCGGTGCCGGCGTGCTCGGTGCCACGGGGGCCGGGGGCACCGTGGGATAATGGACCGTGGGGGTGGCACACCCGGCCAGCCACACCCCCACGGCCCCTGCCAGTGCACAGCGGATCATAGGTACCCTCCTTCCGTGAAGCTGCAATACGGCGGGTGCTGCCCGATCACGAGGTGATCCACCACGCGGATGCCCAGCAGTTGGGCGCACTCCCGCAATCGCCGGGTGAGGATGATGTCCTCCTGACTCGGCGTGGGGTCGCCGCTGGGGTGGTTGTGCACGAACATCACGGCGGCGGCGGCGGCCACCACCGCCGGGCGCAACACGTCTCGTGGCACCACCACGCTGGCCGTCAACGACCCGTGGCTCACCCGCAGGGTGCGGGTGATGCGGTGCTTCTGGTTCAGCATCACGAGGTGGAACTCCTCGTGTTGGAGCGGCCGCATCCACGCGAACAGCGCGGCCACGTCCGCCGGGGCCTTCACCGCCGTGCGGGGCTCCCGCACGTAGTAGGCCACGGCGAACTCGCACACGGCGGCTATCGCCTCCTGCTCCCGTGTGCCCACTCCACAGGCCCGCCACTCGTCGGCGGGTACCTGCCACAGGTCCCCGAGGGCGTCCACCCACTCGGGCACCAGCAACGCGGGGCGGCGCACCGCTCGGCGCAGCCGCTCCAGATCTTCCGGCTTCAACATGGTTCCTCCTTGCTGGAGGCCTCGGCGGGGTGTAGAACGACCGTACTCCTGTGACCCGCCGGACCTGACCTCCGGTGTGGTGTGTGTGCTGCGAAACGGGCCGGGGTGCCGATCATGCACCCCGGCCCGTGTCGCGTTCAGCGGACCTCGAAGCGCTCTGCCAAAATGCGAAGGAGATGGTCGTAGTCACCGGCCATCGCCTCCTTCTGCACTTCCGCCCACTGCTCTTCGGTCCACCCGTTCTTCTTGGCCGCTGCCCGGCACCGCCCCAGCAACGCGAACGCGTTGCCGTCGGTGCCAATCAGCTTGACCCGTGGGCGCTGCACGAACTTCTTCTTGCGCCGCTCGGAGGCCAGCACTATCGGGGCCTTCTTGGTCATCGTTTCCTCCTGTGACTGCGGTTGAAGTTGGCCGGGGCTTGGGACCCGGCCTGCCGCATTAAGCAGGGGCCGTTGCCCCTGCCCCCTCTGCGCTACGCCCGCGCTGCACTGGTCACTTCGCGAATGACGTCCCTGTACACGGCCACGATCATCTGCGGGTCCATTCCGGCGGGACCGATGTGCTCTTGCGCGGCCCCGGAAAGCACCTTCAGCAGCCCGTCCGGGTCGATGTCCAGCAGCCCCATCAGCTTGAACCACTCCCGTCCGCGATACCCCGCGTGTGCCCCCACGGTGATCGCCGTGAGGGCACAGTTGAGCAGCTTCGCCTTCACGGCCGCGTCGTTATCCACCGCATCTTCCAGCCGGTGGATGATGATCGCAACGAGGTCCCTCGCTGCCATCATCAGGTCCACCGCCAGCTCCCCTTGTACCGGCTCGAAGGCCTGCTCCTGCTTCTGTTCCCGTTTCCTTGCCATGACATCCTCCTGTGCTGCGGTGTGAGTTGCACGGGCTTGGGACCGTGCGGCCGCATTGCCGGGGGGCCTGTGCCCCCCGCCCCTCTGCGTTACGCGGCCTTGTGGCCGATCTTCTTGGCGAGCGCCGCGAGCGCTGCGCCCTTCACCCGCGCCACGGGTGGCACGGCAACCTCCCGCACCTTCTTCTCGCGTGGCTTGCGCTCCTTCGGCTCCCGCACCTTCTTCTCGCGGGGCTTGCGCTCCTTCGGCGGCTCCGGTGGTGGCAAGCTCACCCTGCACCCCGTGCCCGGCACGTCCACCGTGTGCACGCCCCGGTTGAGGGTCCACCCCTCCATCGCGTCTCCACGCAGGGCCAGCCCGATGCCCTCGCTCGCCTTCTCGGCGCGGCGCTGGTACCGACGCGCCTTCGTCGCCAGCCCCTTGAGTGCAGCGCGCCTGAACGCGGCCGCTGCCTTCAAGATCACTGCCAGCGCGCCAACGACCTCCGTGGCGACGTGCGAGTCTGGCACCACTCGCCCGCACTGGTACAGAAACACCGCTCGTTCCGTTCCGCTCGCTTTCGCGGTCATCTTGGCCATGATTGGCCTCCTTCTCCTGTCCGGTCGTGTGTGTGTGCTGACCGTGAGCAGGAGGAAGGGGGCACGGCCCCCTTCCCTCTACCAGCGTGTCAGTCCTCCTCTCGCTCCCCGTGGGTCCCGTGGGTGTCGCACCACCACACCGCCACCCACACCGGCCCCGTGTCCGGGGGGCCAGCATCCAGTTCGTCCACGATCACGCAGTGACAACCCTGCACATGGCAGCACGGGCAGGGTTCTGCGTGGTCCGTCACGCAGCGGCGGCGACCCGCTTCCATTCGCCCTCGGGCAGGGTGAGCACCTGCCCCCCTCCCCGCTCCATCTCCACGGAGCGGTCGTAATCCTCAGTGTCCTGTGCGGCCCGCGTCACCGCGTTCACCAGCCCCCACCGGGACAACGCGCCCCCGGTGACGAGGTGCCGGAGGACGTTCACCCGCTCCCCGTCCGTGAGGGACAGGACCTTGCCCACCGCCTCCACGGCCTTCACCGGGTCGCCCGTGATGGGTTCCCCGGCAGCGCTCCGCATCCGCTCCAGCACGGGCTGGAACGTGGCCTCGCTCAACGCCCCCCGCACCACGTCCCTGACCTTGAGGAGGAAGGCGTGGTCGTCCGCCTTCAACGCCTCGTCGGTGAGCATCTTGTAGACCTCGCCCTCATCCAGCCGGGTCTGCGCCCCGACGTGCTGCTGCCGCAACTTTCGGTCGGGCAGCACCAGTCCGTTGAGGCACACCAACCTCAGCACCAGCGGGGTCACCGCCAGTGCCCCGAGGCCGATCTCGGAGTTCGTGATCTCCAGCCCGGCCTCCACGACGTCCCCCTTGGCCACCTCCCCCTGCACCCGGGGGGTGGTCACCCGCACGTACAGCCGCCGTTCCGTCACGGCCAAGGACCGCACTTGCAGATCCGGCATCTCCCCCAGCACCGGGAGGATGATGCCCAGCACGTCCGCGTGGTCGATCCTCTGGTACCGGTCGCTGAGGAACGCCCGCATCCGGGTCCCGTGTGCCCGGATCATCCGTCGCTCCGGGGCGGCCGTGAACCAGTGGTTCACGTTGTCCGCGAGCAGGGCGGGCGCTTCCGCCCTCATCCGCTCGTAGTACGGGGCCGGGATCTTCAACCGCGCCGCCACCTGTCCGTGGGCGGTGTCCGTGGCGGTGAGGTCGTGGGTGGTGCCGATCCGGTCGAGGTCCACCCGAAAGTTCCCGTCCGCATCCATCCGCAGGGACCGGGTGTCCACCACCATGTCCCGCTTCTGTTCGGCGTCAGCCAGCACGCGCTCGGCCAACGCCTCCACCGATTCGATCTGTTGCAACATGACGTCCTCCTGCCCGGCGCGGGGCCGGGCGTGTGTGTGCGCCGCACGTCGGGTGCGGCTCCGAACGGGTCTGCACGGGCTTGGGACCGTGCCGCCGCATTGCCGGGGGCCTCGCGGCCCCCGTCCCTCTGCGTCACTTGGCATCCGGCTTCGCCAACACCTCCTCGTATTTGCGGACCACCCACTCCACGTCCATCCCCGCCGGTGCCACCCCGGCGGCCACGGACCCGTTCAGCACGTTCCGGAGGTTGTCGGGGCGCACCCCCAGCAACCGGATGAGGTGGAACCACTCCTGCGCCGACGTGCCGGTGTGATAGGCGACGGTGATGCACATCAGCGCCGTCCCTAAAAACAGACTCTTGATCTCCGCGTTGAACCCCTTTTCGGGGCCGAGAGCGATCACTACGGTCACCAGATCCCGGCACACCTCGGTGAATGACAGGGCCAGTGCCTGCATCGTCACCCCGTGTTCCCGCCACGCCCCACCGACCAACTCCTCCACTGCGTCCAACTGCGCTTTCTTGGCCATGATCTCCTCCTGTGCTGCGGTGTGATGTGGCCGGGGCTTGGGACCCGGCCTGCCGCATTGCCGGGGGGCACAGGCCCCCCGCCCCTCTGCGACTACATCTGCAACGCTTCGATGTGCTCGGCGGTGGTGGCTTCCGCTTTGGCCCGGCGTTCCACCCCCTGCGCCTTGTACACCGCGTCCTGTTCGATCCCCTTCGTCACTCCCCGGAGGAACGCGGATCGCCCCTCGCTGGCGACGTTGGTGCGCAATCCGATGTGCCGCTCCACTGCCTCCACCAGCGACACGTCCTCGAAGCACTCGTCTCCGTCCCCCGGCCGGATGCGCCGCTTGAGGAACGCCCCGTGCACCCGCTCCAGCACCGCCAGCCGCACGCGCCACTCGTGTGCGTTCTTGGCGTTTATGTGGCCCAGCTTCACGTTCATCGCCACCCAAACGAGGGCGTGCGTTTCGGGCCGCATCACCGTCTTGCCGGGATGGTCGGGGTCGTCCATCCAACACACGGTCTGCCACTCTGCGATCTGCTCCAGACTCCACGTTAAGGCCATCGTGTCCTCCTGTGTTGTGGCCGGGACTTGGGACCCGGCTGTGCATTAACGGGGGCCATGCAGCCCCCGTCCCTCTGCGCTACGCCACCGCGAGGTCGCTGACCCGGCCACCGACCAGCCGGGCCACGGCCTTCAGCATGGCCTCGGAGTGGGAAGTCCCACACCGATAGTCCACCACCTCCACCGCCCCCCGCCGCGTCACGAACGCGAACAACCGCTCCCCGCATAGTACGGCGCGGGGGGAGTCGGGGTGGCAGTCCGTCCGGTCCAGCGTGGCGGTCAGGGTCAGGAGCCTCGGGGCTTCGTCGGTGCAGTCAGGCTCGCCGCCGAACGTCACGGTGAGCCGGTACGGCATCATCGCCTGAGTGCCCGCGAAGCGGGTCAGCACCCGCACCACCGCCTTCCGCTGCGAGGCGGTGAGGCCATCCGGGGCAGCACCCATCGCAGCCCGCACTGACGCCGCCACGTTCAGCGGGTCCGGTTCCGGGCTGGCTTCGTTCAACATCACCCGCCACCGCAGGTGTTCAGCGGGCTGGTCCACCGGGCACGGGGCACCGACCAGCGTGCAGCACGGATCGTCCGCCGTGCATCCACACGAACAGCAAACATGGGCCATCGTCTCCTCCTGTGTTGTGGCCGGGACTTGGGACCCGGCGTGTGCATTAGAGGCGCCGTTGCGCCTCCCCTCTGCAACGGACCAGCAACCTGCGTCGCCAGTCCGTGAGGGGCCATGTCGCGTGCCCCTCTCGTGCGCGTTGATTCCGATTGGGCCTTTCGTCCGTAGCCAGACGGGCCGTTGTGCGTGTGTCCCCACCCTCCAACCGTGCATGGGTGCCCTTGCGGCTTCCCTCCGGGGCCATGCACCGCTGTCACCACCACACCACGCACCACCGCCCGCCAGCCAAGCCGCCTGCGCGCCCTGCGCGCCCCCGTACCCCCCACCACCGTCTCGGCCTACCGGGTCACATCCAACCGTCCTCTCCGCGTCTCCCCCACCGTCACCGCTCACCGGGGCTTATCCCCCGGTGGCTTCCCCCTGACGGCTCGCCTTGGCCTTCTCACAGGGGGCTATGGCCCGCGCTCCTCGCCTCCACCGGCCCGGCTAAGGGGCAGTGGGGGGTGTGGCGAGTGGCGGACACGCGCCGCCCGGGGTCAGTAGACCCACCCCCGGTCGGCGGCCACGTACTTTGGGCTCTGTTTTGGCATCTTCCTCTCCTGCCTGATGGTAACGCACCGCCGACGTTGGTACAAGGACCCGGCGCAACAAAGTTCCGCAAGGAAAACAGGGAGTTAGGCCATCCCTAGAACTCTGGGACGCACGGGGGCTACGGGCGGGGGCCACGGGCCACAGGCAGGGCCACGGGGGGCCACGGGGGGCCACAGGGGAGCCACAGGCTTGGGCCACAGGGGGGCCACGGGGCCACGGGGCGTGGCCGGGAGGGACGTGCCTAGCCACGGGCGACCGCGCCGCGTGGTGGCCCTGTATGGGGCTACAGGGGGCCGAGTGGCATCCCCCGCGACCGGGGAGTGCTGGGGGGCGGGGTGGGGGTGATGGTCGGGGTGATGGTCGGGGTGATCCCGCCGGGGGTGGGGGTGTCCGGGGGGGTCAGGGGGGGGGTCAGGGTGGGGGTCAGGGCGGGGGTGTCGGTGGGCGTCACCGTGGGGGTGTCGGTGGCCACAGGCGTCGGCGTGTGCGGGTACCCCTGTACCTCCTCGTCCAGCGGCGGGGTGGGGGTCACAGTCGGGGTCTCGGTCTGGGTGATGGTCGGCGACGGCGACGGTGTGTGGGGGTACCCCTGCGCTTCATCGTCCAGCGGAGCCGTGGGGGTGGCCGTGGGGGTCTCGGTCGGGGTGATGGTCGGGGTCTGTGTCGGCGAGGCCGTGGGGGTGTGGGGGTACCCGTCCACCTCATCATCCAACGGCGGGGTGGGAGTCACCGTCGGGGTCTCCGTTGCCCCCCCGGTTGGCGTCAGCGTCGGGGTCACGGTCGGGGTGATAGTTGGCGTCGGCGTCAACGTCGGCGTCAACGTGGGCGAGGCAGTCGGGGTGTGGGGGTAAGCATCCACCTCATCATCCAACGGCGGCGTCGGCGTTGCCGTGGCACCAGTAGTCGGGGTGATGGTCGGGGTGAACGTCAGCGTAGGAGTGGCCGTGGGCGTGTGGGTGCGCGTTGGACGCGGTGTGTCCGTGGGGGCAGGCGTCTGCAGTTGGTAGACCACCACGATGCCCGGCCCCGGATACAGGGTGGAGTTGCGCGGCCGCACCGACAACTGGTTCAGCCCCGTGGGTGCCCCGCCGTCCACGAACAGGCGCAGGCTCGTGTCCCCCGTGCGGCTCACGGTGGCCGGGCTGGTCAACGGCACCGAGAAGTCCCCGGCGGCGGTGATGCCAGACAGGGGCGTGGAGAACGCGGAACTGGAGGCCGTGGTGGTCCAGTCGTCCGCGCATTCGAATCGTGCCCCCCAATCGTACCACTCCCCGGTGAACGCCCGGGCGTCCGCCGACGTGGCCGCGCCCCACGCCGCGAACGTCACCGTGGCGCTGGTCACCGTGGCGGCGTCCGGGATCGCCGAGGTGTCCCACTGCACCCCGCCGATGGCCACCTGATAGGACCCGCCTGTTCCGTTGCGGGCCACGGTGAGCAACGTGGCGTCCGTCTCGGAGGCGCAGGTGGCGGGCGGATACGTGGCGGACGTGGCGCTGGTCAACTGGACGTCCTGCTCGTTGTACCCACTGCACACCGCGTAGCCGGGGGTGGTGCAGGCGGTGTCTACCGCGCACGCCCGGTACTGCACCCCTCCCGTGCCCCCATCCGTGTCCTCCGGGGCACACCCCGTGCGGTCCGCCGCGCACACCCCCAGCCGGCACGCCAGCGTGTAGGTCACCGCCGTGGGCGTTGGCGTCGGGGTGATGGTCGGGGTGAGCGTCGGGGTGAACGTGGCCGTGGCCGTTGGCGTGTGCGGGTACCCGTCCACCTCATCATCCAGCGGAGCCGTTGGGGTCGGCGACGGCAGGCCCGTGGGGGTAGCCGTCAGGGTGGGCGTGATGGTCGGCGTCAGGGTCGGCGTCGGCGTGGTCGTCACCGTGGGGGTGTGGGGGTACCCGTCTACCTCATCGTCCAGTGGCGGCGTCGGCGTGTGAGTGGCCGTGGCCGTTGGGGTGATGGTCGCCGTCAACGTCGGCGTGTGCGTGCGCGTGGGGGTCAGGGTGGGGGTGAGCGTCGGCGTGTGCGTGCGCGTCGGCGTCAAGGTCGGCGTCAAGGTCGGCGTGTTCGTGGGGGTCCGCGTCGGCGTGTGAGGGTACCCGTCCACCTCATCATCCAACGGCGGCGTCGGCGTTGCCGTGGGCATCCCCGTGGGGGTGACCGTCGCCGTGTTGGTGGGCGTCAGCGTCGGCGTGTGGGTGGCCGTCCGAGTTGGGGTCGAAGTCGGGGTGGCCGTCCCCGTGCGCGTGGGCGTGTGCGTGGGGGTGTGGGTGGGAGTGAGCGTGGGCGTGTTGGTGGCCGTCACCGTGGGGGTGTGGGGGTACCCGTCCACCTCGTCGTCCAGCGGCGGCGTGGGGGTCGAGGTGGCCGTGTTGGTCGGGGTGATTGTCGCCGTCCGCGTGGGAGTAGACGTCGGCGTGCGCGTCGGCGTGTGGGTGGCCGTCCGCGTCGGCGTGCGCGTGGCCGTGTGGGTGGGGGTTCGGGTCGGCGTCAGGGTCGGCGTCGGGGTCGCAACAGCCTCGTGGCACACCTCAAGCTGTGGCGGGTTCGTTTGCCCGTACCCTTCCACGGTCAGGTAGTTGTCGCTCGTGGGGGTTGTGCTGTCGCACGTCCACCGGAATCCCGTGGACCCCTTGCGGTCGATGGCGTCGATCAACGCCAGCGAAAAGGCATGGTACGCCCCGGAGGAAATCGCCGTGATGGCCGTCCCAGCGTGCGCGTTGCCGCCCGCCACCTCCGTGTAGTCTCCCGTGGTGAGCGGCGGTGTCCATGTGTAGTAACTGCCAAGCACGGAGGCCGTGCCAGCCTTCGCGGCGATGTACAGGGACAGGGTGGCACTCGTGATGGTGGCATCGTCAGGCAGGGACGAGGTGTCAAACCGGAACACCCCGTTGTAATTCGTGTAGGACGGTGCCGCCTGCTTCATAATGCGGACGTAGCTGGTGGTGGACACGGCCGTGGCCGTGGGGATGGGCCACGAGGCGCTGGTGCCGTAGACGTGGCCGTCCTCTCCGTCTGTCGGCACGGCGAACGTGACGCACACGGTCGGCACGGGCGTCACCGTGGGGGTGTGGGTCGGGGTGTGGGGGTACCCAGCGACCTCGTCACTCAGTGGCGGCGTGGGGGTGGCGGTCTGTGCCCTCGCGGTTGCCGCCAGTGCGAGAATCAGCCAGACCGCGCAACGGGCGGCACGAGCAATCGGCGCACCCGTCAGTCGGTGGTGGTGATGACAAGGCCGCGATAATCGACTTCAGCCCCGGCGATGCCCTTGTTCGCCAGCACCTTGCACGTCACTTCCGCACTGGCACACGCGGTGCCAACCGCACATTGGGCTCCGGTGGCCTGATTGTACAGGGGCCATCCAGCGGACGAATCCACGTTGAGCAACCGTTGCCCTGCACTGACTCCACCAGCGGCACCCCAACTACTCCCGTAGGTGCTGACGACGTCGGTAGCCCCGTCTGTGATGGCAATGCAATACACGTCCCATTCTACGCTAGTTGAGGTGTTGGTCGATTCCGTGCGCCACCGCACTTGCGCGTAATAGTTGCGGCTCCCGTCCGGGAGGTTCTTGAAATGGAGGTAGAAGTACTCGCCCTCGTTGCACGCCACCACCGGCTGGGGCACCGTGGAGTCGCGAGTGGTGACCACACACGCATTCGACGCAGGCAGGGTGATGCCCGCCAGTCCCACTTGAATGGTTCCGGCGGCGAACGCCGCGCCGCTCAGGCTCGCCCACAGGGCCACTGCTGCCAATGCCACTCGCGCTGCGTGCTTCATCGTGTCCCTCCCGTTTGTCCTTCCGTCCGTCTGCCTCACGTTACCACTCGTCCCCGGCCGGCCACAACGGCAACCGCACCCACACCCCCCGCATCCGCACGTCCGCGTGCTGATCGAGGGCTACCACGCTCCCCTGCCACTCCAGCCAGTCACCCGGCTGGCATCCGCAGTCCACCGGCACGCTGGACGCTTGCTCGTCGCCGTACTGCACCCCGTCATAGGTGTCCGTCACCCGCGCCACGTAGGTCGCCCAAACGTTGCTCAGGGCTTCCCCCGCCGTGGTGCAGCGGCACTGGAAATCCACCGTAATGGTGCCGGATGGCGATGGGTTGACGTTATTGTACTGGAGGCCGAAGGCGATGGGGGCACGGGCCGGGAACGACGGGGGCAATCGGACGCCACCCGACAGGAACCCGCCCGTGTCGCACGTCACCGCGTAGGCGGTCGGGCCGTTGTTGAACGTGGTGCGCGCCGGATCGAGGCACACGCTGCCATCGCCCGTCAGCGCCACCCCCGGCCACACCACCGTTCGCATCACCGGCCCCAGCACGCTGGCCCGCTGCTGGGTGGTGGACAGCAACGCCTGCCCCGGCAGGGCCAGACATCGGGTGCCCCACGCCCCGGCGCTGTCCCCGCCCGTGTCCACGCACACCGTGGCCCCGGCCAACTGGCCGATGACCAGCCCGTCCAGCGGCGCTCGGTACACCAGCAGGTCCGCCAGCGCCACGTGCACCTGATTGCTCCCGTCCTCCCGTGCCGCCACGCTCAGGCCCGGTGTGGTGTCCGCCTCAAGGGCGAACGCGCACGCGGCGTTCCGTCCCACAATCGTCCCGTCCCGGTAGGTGGTCCACACGTTGCCCGGCGCGTCGTACACCCACGCGACGTGATGCCACGTCAGGTCGAGGCCCCCGATGGCACCCCCGGTGGCCGGATTGCAGGCTCCGGTGTATCCACCCGGGGCCTCGAACGTCAGGGCCTCTCCGGTGTCCAGCGACACGCGCCACGCCCCCGACTGCACCACCGTGCCGCTCTGGTCCAGCGCCGCCAGTCGGATCCACATGGCCACGGTGAATGAGTCCTGCAGGCCCGTGGTGTACGTGGGGGCGGTGGTGGTGGCGGCATAGCTGGTGCCGCTGAACACCATTCCGGCCCCCTGTTCGCTGGGGCGCGGCGGTCCCACCAGCGGCGTCGGGGTGCCCACGATGGTCAGGCCGAGGCTCCAACCGGACGGTGCGCCCACATTGGCGATGGTGCTCCCGGTGCCGTCGAACCGCCAGAACGCCACCGGATTCCAGTTCAATGCCGTGCTGCGGGCCGCGCTGCGGAACGGCTGGCCCGTGGGGGTCAGGGTGGGGGTGGCCGTGGCCACACCCGCCGTCGCCGTCACTGATCCCGTGGCCGTGGGCGTGCCCGTGGCCGTGGGCGTGCGCGTGGGGGTGCCGGCCGCGCCTGTCGCGGTCACGGACGGCGTGCGCGTCGGGGTCCGGGTCTTGGTGTTGGTGGGAGTGAACGTCCCCTTCACGGTGCGCGTGGGGGTGTGCGTCGGCGTGTGCGTGGACGCAGCAGGCGTGACGGGCGTGGGGGTCGGGGTCCACGGGTACAGCCCCACCTCGTCGTCCAGCGGATCGGTGGGGGTCGGGGTCTGCGCCCATCCGGCGTTGCACATCACCACCACCCACAGGGCCACCACCGCCAGCCATCGGGTCATGGGGCCTCCAGCACGAAGTACGCAGTGCGGAGGAGCACCGACCCTCCGGTGAACGTCCCATCCCGCGCCGTCAACCGCACCGGCCGTGCGGCCGCGCCCGTGGCAATCAGGTCGCTCGCCGTGAACTGGCCGGAAGTGACCAGCGTCCCGGCCCCCACGGACAGCCACGCGCCCCATGCCTCCGGGAGGGCAGCCGTGCCCAACGACCATGCGGCGCACCCGGTGAGGTCCGTGAGCACCCGGGCCGTCACTCCGAGTATCAACGCCCCGACTGGCAGTTGCCCCGCCACGTCGTACACCACCCCGGTGGGGGACACCGTCTGGTCCGCCGTGCACAGGCACACCCCGCCGCCGTCGAACTCGGCCTCGGTGGCAGACGTGGCCCGCAGAATGGCCCCCACGGTCAACGCCCCCTGTCGGGTCCAGCCCGTCTCGCGGTTGTAGCCCATCAGGCATCCGGCGGCGTGAGCAGATAGTAGTGGATGGTCACCTCCACCACCCCGCCCGTGAACGCCGCATCCCCGGTGAACACCAGATCCGTAGGCGCGTACAGGTTCACCGGACTGAGCACCGTGCCGTCGTTGGCCCCGATGACCGTCCCTGCCGCCGGGGACAGGTCCAGCCCCCATGCATCCGGGTCAGTCGGCGTGCCGAGGCTCCACTTGGTGGCTCCGGTGATGGCCGTCGTCACCCGACCCGTCACCTGCGTGATGACCGAATTCGCCGGGTGTGCCCCCGCCACCGCTCTGGTGGTCCCGCCGATCAGCAGCACCGTGGCAGAGTAGTGCCCCAGCGTTGTCCCGTGGGCCACCGCGTTACTGGCGCGCACGGTAACGTCCCCGGGCTGCAACACGGCGGGGTCCACCCCCCAGCGGGGGGAGCGGTGCCAGTGGGAGGGCTTGTGCTGATGCCGCCCCACGGCCTCAAGTTGCACGGCGTCCACGCGCATGGTCAAGCCGGTCAACTCCCATCCGATGACCAGCGTGGCCGCGTCAGTGGGGGTGCGGAGAATGGCATAGTGCCGCTTCCACCCGTTCCCGTTGCGGTCGTTGGGATCCACCCGGATCGGTGGGGCCTCCCAGTCGGCGTGGAGTGCCAGCCCGGCGCTGTCGTAACAGGCGTAGATGAACCGCCAGCCCTCTGTCTGATCCGTGTACAGGCTCACCAAGAACAACGCCCGAGGGGGACAGGCGATCCCCGTGCGAGCGGATGCCACCGTGGGGTCGGACGTCATAAACGCCCGCACCTTGGACGTGCTCGTGTCCGGGTTGGCAGTGAGGTACGCGGTGCCGTAGCACCCCCGGGCGACATCGGTGTTCCGGGTCACCGACCACGCCGCGTCAACCACCCCCTCCAGCCACCAGCCCGGGATGGCGCTGCGGGCCGCGTCGGAGGACACCCGTGCGGCCAGATCCGTGGAGCGCACCCCGGCGGTGAAGTCTGGATTCACCACGAGGTTGACGCCCGCGCCCGGCACTCGGGTACGCACGTCGGTGGTGTCCGCGTCGGCTTGAGTCTGCGCCCCGTCCCCGTCGTACCCGATGGCGTCGGGGTCGTAGGTGTACGCATTCGCGTCGTACCCCTCCACGGTGAGGTCCGCCGTCAGCAAGCCCCGCTCGATCCGCAAGACCCGATACGCCCCATCCACCCCCGCGTCTGGGGCCACGATGGTCACCAGATGCCCCACGCTGACGCTCTCCACGTCCTCCGCGTAGCACGTCAGGTCGATCACTTCGTCCCCGGCGGCCATGCGCCGGGCCATGTAGTACGCCACCCGACCGGCACTGGCCGTGCCCGCCAACCACGAAGACGTCACCACCACATCCGACGCCGCCCACCCCAGCACATCGACGTGCAACTGGAACCGGGCGTCGTTCAACGGCGTCAACTGCGCTCCCACGTCGCGGACGTGGCTGGCCTTGACCCGGTGCCCGTACCGCATGGTGAGCCGCCCCACGGCGTTCGGCAGCGGACTGCGCCGCCGCCCACGGAACGACACGATGTTCTGGTGCAGGCCGTCCCCGTAGCCCAGCGTCACCGTGGGGGAGACAGCGTTACTGTCCACCGTGATGGTCCACGCGCCCCCGCCCGTGGGCAGGTACCGCAACCGCGCCCCCCGCAACGCCAGCAGTTCGTTCAGCACGTCCACCGCCGGTCGTTGCTGCCGATCCCCGCCGAGCGCGCCATTCACGGCGGCATCCAGACCGGCGGCGGCGAACTCCGATTCCGCTGCCGCGAAGGATGCCGCATTCACGGTCTGGCCGAGGCCCCACACCGGATTCCGCAGGATCTCTTCGATCACCCGGGCAGGGTTCTGCAAGGGACGATGTACCCGTGCCACCACCGTGCCCGCCTCCACCGCGAAGAACCGCAGGGACGCGAGGGATCCCCCGGCGTTGGTGTACCGCCCCCGCTCCACGAAGTAGTCGGCCCCGCCCAGCAATTCCACGTCGCTCAGCCCAGCGCCAACCACGTTATCCCCCACCTGTACGGTGCCCGTGCCCCCCGGGGTGGATCCGGGGTAAAACGCGATGACGTGAGTCGTGATCCACGCACCGGCACTGGCCGTGGTCTTGAACCGGATGGGGGTGCCGCCGAACACCGCCGCCACGTACACGGCGTCCAGTTGCGTCCCCGTCACCTCGAACGTGGATGGGTTGGCGGTCGGAGTGAACGCCGTCCCCGGTGCAGGATTCCACGACGTGGCCAGTTCCAGTTCCGCCGTGCCGGGCGTCAAGTCCCACCACGCCTGTTGCACTTCAAGGTCGATCAGCGCCCCGTCCGCATCGTGGATGTCCGCGAGGAGGTAGTCAGTGCCGCCGGGGTCCACGGCGGTGATCTCCTCACTGTCCGGGTCGTGCACCCCGCACACGGGCGCGGAGATGTACGCCGTGCCGAACGGCACAGGGATCGCCGCCCCCACGTCCAGTGCGGACGGGAACTCGTCCACGTTGACGATCGTGCGGGGGATGGGGGTGCGGAGGATGCTCTGGTCGTAGCTGGCGAGCGTCATCTCCGCCCCCACCCCCGTCCACACCACCTCACTCACCACCCCATCGAACACGTAAGCCAAGCTCCCGGTGTCCCGGTCGTACCGCACCAGCCGCGCACGATACCGCCGCCAGTCGATCTCGGTGGGGTTCGGCGTGCTCCACCCGTCCAGTTCCCACTCCAGCGTCACCGTCTGTGGCGCATCGACCCCCCCGCCGGTGGGCATCTCCTCCGTGACACGGATGGCGTCAGCGTTCCGCAACCGGCGCTCTGGAATCGCCCCGACGAACACCCCGGCTGCGAGGGATTCGGACAGGTCGTCGGACGCCCCGCGTTCCACCAGCACCCCGGCGTCGTCGTACAGGGCGCACACCCACGCCAGCGAGCGCACGTCAGGCGTACTCCTCCAACACGCACTGCCCCATGGACAGTGCCGTGGCCGTGGCGAACTCGGCAGTCAGGGTGCCCAACTTGCGGCACAGGTAGGCGTGCGAGGTGTGGGTGTCGTTGCGGTAGAACACCAACGGGTCGGCTTCCGTCTGCCCCATGAGCCACAGCACGTCGTCCAATGCCGTTGCGGTGATGATGTCCGAGGATAGAGTCCACCGGGCGGCGCGCAGGCGATCCAACCGCACGGCTTCCCCCGTGCGTCCCCCGTAGTCGGCCACCATCATGGCGGCCACGGTCCCCACACCGACCCGTTGTGGACTGTCCACCCATTCTCGTGCCGTGGCGCAGCACGCCAACGACCCCACCCGCATCAGTCCCGTGCCATCCGCAGTGGCGTTGTCGCGGGCATAGAATCGCACGTACCGGGCGCTGATGGGGGCGGCGGGGACGTAACAGTCCTTGTAGCGCCCATCCACGGGATCGAGGTTCGGGCTGACCGAGACCCACGTCCATGCGCTACCGTTGCTGGAGTACACCCACGACGCCTTCTCCACGTTCACGTCGTCGGCGAACAAGAGGGCGATGGACTTGACGGCCCCGAGGTCCATCCCAACGTAGGTGGTGTCTGCCACGCACGTCGTCCCCTGCCAGTACAGGGCCGGTCGGGTGATGCGTCCCACGTTCCCCTTCGGATACCGGGAGGTGTCCCCGCTGGAGGCATACCCCGTGGGGGTGAACGGGGAGTGACCGAAGATGAACGCGCTCATCCCCGTCCCACCACCACGTCCCGGATGGCACGACGGACAGAGGGATCACTCCGCAACGCCCGCAACAGGCCCGCCCGCCCTCGTGGGGTGTCCACCGTGCTCCCCCGCTCCTGCACCACCACCACCCCGCCATCCCCGGCGCTCCGCTTCCGCATCTCGGCGGTCAACTGCTGCACGGCGGTCGTGTTCTCCTGTAGTGCCCCCGTGGCATCCATCTGCGCGTCCGCCAGCCCTTCGTACAAACTGGCGGTGCTTTCCAACACGCCAGTGCCAAACATCACCTCCCGGCGGTACCGGGCGCTCCCCTGCCGGTACGTCCCGGCCCCGCTGGTGATGTCCCGCCCGAGCTGTGCCCGCTCGCCGAGCAGTTCCAGCACCCGCGCCGCTTCGTCCGGAGCCACTCCACCCGCCCGCAACGCCGTCAGTTCGGTGTCCAACTCCGTCAACTTGGTGCGACGGCGGGCTTCCTGCTGTCGCGGGGACAACAGCAACCGGGTCCGGGTGTCTTCGGCTTCCTCGCGGAGCGTGGTGGCGCTTTCCCGCAACGTGTCGGGTTGCATCTGCAACATGGCCGCCAGTTGCCGCTGGGCCACCGACCATGCCTCCACCAGCGGGAGTGCGTCGGTGGCGAACGTGGACAACGCTCCGGTGATGGCCGCCAAATCGAACCCTTCCGGCCCTGCGGCCACTCCGGTGCCAATGACCGTCTGCAGGGCTTCGAACGACGGTAGAGCCGTGATGCTCGCCCACGCCTGCTCCACCATCGCCGTCTGGATGCCGGTGACCACCTCCTCGGTCATCGCCTTGCGGAACGCCGCCGCGCCATCTTCCCCGGCGGCCAACGCCTCGTTGAACGCGGCAACGCCGTTGCGCGCTGCGCTCTTGCTGGCCTCTTCAAGGTCCTCGAACACCTTGATGATGCGCTCGATCTCGGTGGCGGCCTTCTCGGTGTCCAGCACGTTACCGTAGGCGAACTCCCCGTAATTCTTCCCCGGCCGCACTGGCACCCGCACCTCGTGCCACAGGGCTTGAATGTTGGGGGGCAGGCTTTCGTTCCCACGGAAGCGCAGTTGCGCGTCGGCACCCAGCATGGTGGCGAGGTTGACCCCTTTGGGCATCCCCGGTGCCAGCAGATCGGCGAGGCCAATGATGCCCTGTGCGTAGGTGGATGGCACCATCTCCCCGGCCAGCACCTGTTTCTCCAACTCCTTGAGGGCCGAGCGGGGCGTCACCCCACTTTCCATCGCGATGTCGTACAGCCGTTGCTGCGTGTACTTGGGATCCTCCTGATACAGCAGGGCGTTGTTCACCACGATGTTTTGGAATCGGTCCGCTTCCTCCACGCTCAAGCCCAGAACCTTGCCCAGCGCCCATGCGCCCTTGTTCCGGTGCATGACGTCGTCTCGGGAGGTGTTGGGATTGTCCACCCCGTACAGCGTCCGGTAAATGAGGCTGTCCCGTGCGCGCTGCTCGGCCTCGAAGCGCCACAGGATCTGGTTGGCTTTGTTCACCGTGCGGCCGTCATTCCACACCGACCCTTGCGCCGGGGTCCCGGGTCCGCCCATCGGCGGCCCCTCGTAGTACGGACCCAGCACCGCGTTGAACAACTGAAGGTCCTTGGCGGTGCGGAGGTCGCGGGCGATCTGATACACCCCACGTCCCTCAAGCCCGATGTTGGCCAGCGGATCCGGCAGGCCGATTTCGCGGATGGCCTTCCGCGCCACGGTCGTGGTCAAGTTCTCCTGCGTGGGTGGCTTGAAAATTTGGTCTTTGAGGGCGTACAGGATCCCCGCCACCACCGCTCCCAGCACGATGCCGATGAGGCCCCCAGCGGCACTCCCCGCGAGGATGGTGCCGATGGAGGCTCCACCGCTGGCCCCCAGCAACGCCGCCCCACCCGCCGTGGCCCCGACGACGCCGCCCACGATGCCCCCGGCCAGACCGCCGTATGTCACCCCCTGTCCCACCCAACTCTGCGCGTCCTGTCCACCCACCGCTCCAGCGATCAACGGAGCAGCCAGTCCCACCCCGCCCGCGATCAGCCCCAGTGCCCCCAGTCCCACTCCACCGCCGGTCCCGGACGACGACGGGTAGACATACCCGCTCGCCCACGGGCCGGGAGTGGCTACCGTGGTGCCGCCCCCGCTGGGTGCCAAAACGGTGCCGGTGCCGGGGGCCACGGCGCTGCCACCGCCGAACAACTCGGGCAGGTTCGCCAACGCGGCGATGTTCCCCACCCCCGGCACGTTCCGCAGGGTGCCCCCCACCTGTGCCGCCGTGCTGGCCGCACTGCTCTCGATGCCAGTGAACGCCGTGTCGAACGCCCCCGACATGAGCTTCGCCCCGATGCCGAACACCCCGGGGAGCTTGACGGTGAAGTTCTCCGTGACCATCACGTCAAACTCGTTCTTCTTCAGCTGCGCTTCGAGCAGTCCGCCGATGAACTCCGATGCCAACGCCTGCCCGGTACCCTTGAGCGCGTTCTCCAGCGTGAAGCCTTGTTGCCCCGTCAGCAACCCGTCCACCGCCCGCTGGATGGACGAGTTGAGTGTGTCCCCCAACGACCGGACCACTGTGTGCGCCCGCTTGAACTCCTCGGTGATCTGCTGGACGCGCCGTGGCCCCTCGGCCAACTTCGCGTCCACCCCGTCCATCTCCACCCGGAGCACTTGCGCTTCGGCGCGAAGCACTTGGAGGTCGCCACCCGTGAGATTGTTGGCCTGCTGCTTGGCAGCATTGGTGGCCAGTTGGGCTTCCAGTTGTGCCCGTTGAGCTAACAGCACCCGCTGTTCCGCCCCCTCGATGCGCGCCGCCGCCTGCACCTGTTGTTCCAGCGAGGCGTCCTGCCCCTGCATGGTGGTCAACTGCTGCTGAAGCACACCGAGTTCGTTCTGCCGGGACATGAGCACGGCCCGCGCGAGGATCTCTTGGGCCTGCATGGACTTGGCCTTCTCGGCGTCGGATTCCCGAAGCCGCTTGGCGGCGTCAGCCACTTCTTGATCGACGGTGCGGCCCCCGTCGTCACCACCACCACCACGGCCTCGCTGCCCCAACGCTCGGTCCAGTGCCCCGAGGTCCGGGCCACCGTAGCCACCCCGTGGGGTCCACGACGGTGCAGGGGTCATCAACTGTTCCGGCGGCGTGTCGGCGGGCGCTTGGGACATCCCGCCCCAGTACGATCCCTCCAAGCTCACGCGGGGCCGGTAGATGCCCAGCCGCTTGGCCACTTGCTCGTCCGTCTCCCGGCGGATGAGGACGGTGCCCCCTTCCGTGGTCGGGGCATACCCCCGGTTCGCCGCGATGCGGGCCTGTTCGCCGATGGTGTATTCCATCGCGGACTGGTCCATGTAGTTCTGGAAGTTGGGGTTGGCGAACGAGAACCGCTCACTGGCCCCGTACAGGAGGCCGAGTCCCACGCCGATGGGACTGCCCCGCGTTACGGCCCCGCCGATGATGGCCCACTGCAATTCCGGCGGCAGGGCCTTCCACGTATCCACGAAGCCCCGCACGCTGTTGGACAGGGACAGGAAGTCCTGTGCCGCCTGCCCTGCGCTGGTGGCGATGCCCCGGACGTGCCCGGCGATGTCCTGCACGAGCAGTCCCCGGTTGGCCTCGATCCACCGGAACACCTCATCCACCACGTTTTGGACATGGGGCAGGGCCTGCATCATGGCGTCCCGGAGCACGGAGTCCACGACCCGGCCCAGCATGGTCAGCGAGTCGTTGAACTGATCCGCCGCTCGCGCCGCTTCCGTCCCGTAGGCCAAGCCCAGCCGCTTCACCCACTCCACCTGTGAGCGGATGCCTGCCTCACCCAAGTTGAGGAACGTGATCATGGACATCCCGCCGCGCCCGAAGATCTCGCGGGCGATGTTCATCTTCCGGGTGCCGTCCTCCAACTGCCCCATTGCCCCGGCCATCGCCATGATGGCTTCCTCGGGCTTGGCGTCGGCGAAGGCGCGGGCGTCCACGTTCAACGCCTTCAACACGTTGCTGATCTTGCTTCCTTCCTCGCGGGCCTCCACCTGTGCACGAGCGAGGAACCGCATCCCCGCCGCGAGTTGGCCGATGGGCAGTTCGGCGTCTTCGGCTACCACCCCCAACGTGGACAGGCTTTCCACCGCGATGCCCATGCGCTGGGCCATCGCGTTGATCTGCTCCATCTGCTGGAGGGGGGCGGTGAGCTTCCCCCACACCTGTTCCACCCCGGCCCATGCCTGCCGCAGAGCGTTCAACGCCTGCGAGGCGGTGACCACCGCCGCCTGCCATCCGGCGAACCCGGCACGCCCCTGCGTGGTGGCCCGGTCGGCGGCGTCCCCCAGCCGGCGCAGTTCGGTTCCCATGTGGTCGAGGACGCGGACGGCTCCGTTGTCGTCCACCACGAAGGAGATTTTGACTTCGTCAGCCATCGTCGTCAGGGGTGTGATGGGTCAGCCGCTTCACGGCCGGTTCGTTGAGCGTGTTGCGGACAGTGAGCATGGCCTCCACTACCAGTGGGGCCGGGTCGATCATCACCGCATCGTGGGCCACCGTGAACAACAGGTGCAACGCTGCCCAGTCGATGGAGTAGTGCTTTCTCCCGGTCTTGGCATCCGCCAACTCGGCAGACCCCACCATCATCCACACCTCGTACATCCGTTCCGGGAAGCCGAAGAACTGCGAGCGGAAGCAGCGCGTGCGACACTTGACGGCGGCCTTCCACGGGTGTTGCGGATTCTGGCTCCACTTCGCGCATTGATCGCAGCTTCTTGGGTACCGTGGATCACCTGCGATGCGCGCATAGCGGATTAAGGCGTCGAGCCGACGGTGGGCATCAAGTCCCGCAGGGTCACCATCTCACGGGACAGGTTGCTGATGGGGGTGGCGAACCGATCCGCGTGGGACGCCTTCCACAGGATCCGGGCGTTCTCCACGCTGTACCGGATGCCCCCCTCGTCGTCCATGTCGGGCTGCTCGTCGTCGGCCACCACCCCCAACTCCCGCAGCACGTTCGCCGTCAATCCGGTCCACCCGGCGATGAAGAAGTCCGGGGCGAGGTCGTTGTAGAGGTCGTCGTCGTGCTGCATGGTGAGCCGCCCGGTGGCCGGATCTGGCTTCAGCTTGGTGCAGCGGTCGTAGAACTGCTGGAGCTGGAATTTCGTGTACCCGCGCACCATGACCTTGAACCCACCACGCAGGGTCATCTCGTGCTGGAGTTCCACCGTCTCCTTGATCTTCAGAGCCACAGAACCTCCCGGTTGGTGGCGGGATGATCCCGCCGGGGGCAGTGTAGCCCACCCCCCCGGCGGTGGGGAAGCGGATCAAGTGAAGGTCAGGGTGAACTCGGCTTCGTTCGTCGCGTTCTGCAGCTTGTACTGCAGTTGGATGGTCCGGTACCCGTTCTGCGATCCCTCCGAAATGCGGATCAACTGCGCGTCGTTGAACGCGAACGCGGCTTCCATCCCGGCCCCGGCTCCGTCGCCCAACGTCCACGCGAGGTCGTGCGTGGTCGAGTTGACGAGGTAGCCGAAGATGTCGTCGTACTGGAGATTGTTGTCCGTGGTGGACAGGTCCGTGGCCAGCGTCAGGCGCAGCGTGGGGGCGCGGTCCACGAACAGGGTACGCTTCATCCCGGTGGCGCTGTTCATGTCCCGGATGCGCTCCACCCGAATGCCGAGGTCCCATTCGAACGAGTCCATCACCCCGGTGTACGCGGAGCCACCGCTGGGGGTGATGCTGCCTGAAATGTTGTAGCAGGGCTGCGCCCGGTTGGTGCCGCCCGTCCACCCGGTGAGGGCGGACATCACCGGGGCGTTGTAGAGGCCGAGGCCGCTGTACCGGCATTCCACCCCTGCCTCCGGGTTCCCGGCGAACACGATGTTCCCCATCAGGCCCGTGACGGCCTTGGTGACCCCGCCACCCGGATCGGTCTTGAGCGTGGCGCTGGCGATGTCGGCGATCGCCGCTGGGGTGTAGACGATGGACACCCCGGCCGACACCGTCTCCTTCAAGCCCGCCGACCGCAGCAACGCGGACTGACCGGAGAACCCGTTGACCACCTTGTCCCCGGCGGTGCCGCTGCCCTGAAGCAGGAACGTGAGGTTCACCGGCTGCCAGCGGGCACCGATGATGTCCTTACGATGGGTGAACGACGACCCGTGGGGACGGAACGGGAACGTGCTGGCTTCGAAGCCCACGATGTTGGGGCTGTTGATGGCCAGCACGTCGTCGGTGCCCCCGGCGGGGGTGCTGTCCGTGCCGTAGGTGGTCTCCACCTTGGCCACGGTCGCGCAGATGCGCTCACGAGAGGGATCGAAATTCCATGCCATTGGTCAACCCTCCTTGGGTTCGGAATCCACCTGCGCGAACGGACGCCCCAGCGGCATCCAGTATTTGAGGGCGAAGGACCGAAACAGCACGCCCAAGTTGGCTCGGTGTTCGGCGAGGTCGCCCAAGACCGTGCCGGTGGGGAGCAGCGAATACGCCACCCCGCCGACCCGTTGGTCCGTGTCCAGAATCTCGTGCAACCGTGCCGCCAGCACGTTGCCCTGCCAGCGGAAGTCCCCGGCGTCGGTGTAGGGATAGGCGATGGCCACCCCCACGTTGAGCGTGCAGAACAACTGGCCGCTGGCCCGGGGGTCGTACTCCTCGTCGTACTCCCACAGGTACGCCCACGGCAGATCCTGCCGGTCGTATTCGAACGGCACCTCCACACTCACTCCGCGCACCTCGCGGGAGGCCAGCAGCTTGCCCGCGATGGCGTTGACGCACTGATACCGCAGGGGCACGTCCATCAGTCCCCTCGCAGCGTGCGGACGCTCTCCGGTCCCAAGCGGCGCACCAACTCCTCACGGGTCCGGGGCTGCATGGGCTTCAACGCCGGTCGCCCCGGCACCGTCACTTGCTGGTGCAGCGAGAACAGGAACAGCAGACCCCCGCGCCCGTGATTCGGCCCCTTGAAAGCGTTGACCGCCAGCACGTTGGTTCCCGGCACCCGGAACAATCCCACCCAGTCACGCGGTCCACCCCGCGCCACCCCCGCAGGGGTGAGGGCCGGGGAGTCGGGGATGGGGAGGGTCAGTGCCCCGGCGTTCTTGGGGCGGATGACCGTCACCCCGTCCTTCTCGTGGACGGCAGCGTACTTGAGCACGGCGGCAGCGGTACCTGTGTCCCGGAGGATGCCGAGGTCCAGCGTGATGTTCCCCCGGTCGTCACGCACCTTGGCGGTGTACGCCCGGCGCAGTGCCCCGGTACGGACCCCGGTGGACGTGGCCGAGTGGCGAGTGCGGTATTCCTGCCGCAACGTCCGCACGGCTCCCTGCCCCACGGAGTTGACCACCCGCATGATGGTCTGGCGCAGCGCGGCCTTGCGCCCGCTCATGCGGGCCAGCAGCTCGCTCAAGGCAGTGAGGCGCACGCCGATCATTCCGTGGGGTCCTTGGTAGTGTCTGCGGTCGGCCACCCCGCTTGGACGTCGTCGTGGAGTCCCACCCGGAAGTACGGCTGCGTCTCGTCCTCGTCGTTTCCCTGCTCGTCCTTCCGCGTCACGCGCACCGCTGCGGACCACGGGGCCACGGCCAGCGTCATGGATTCCCGGAGGCTCGTTGCCAGCTTGCGGTATCGGTCGGCCCGGCTGGACAGGGCGAGGTTCGTGCTCCCGCCGCCGGGGGTGCTGACCGACTTGTCGATCTCCCGGGTGTAGTACGCCGCCAGAAACTCGGCGACCGCCACCGCCGCCTTGACGGTGTTGTTCCCCGCGTCAGCCAGCGCAGCCGCGATCTCCTCGTCGCTACACTGGCGGTCCGTGTCCTCCACGTCGCCGACCAGCCAGCGCACCTTGTCGCGGGCGGTTCCCGCCGGGTTGCCGCTGTATGTCCATCGACCGATGATGGTCCGTGGCATGAACGCCTCACGGTGCCGTTTGGACGAACCCCGCCGTGCAGGCCACGTTGGCCGTGGTGGACGACGTGAGCATGACCGCCGTGTCGGGCGGTGCGCACATGGGATACCCCGGGTCGATGGTGGCGGTTTGAGTCCCCGCTCCCGTGAACCGCAGGGGTGGAACGAGGTTGTGCCCCCCACCGGTCACCGACACCACGGCGGCCCCATCCGCCGCACACCCGAAATGGGTGAGGAGCGTTTGCTGGCCCGGGGTGGCAGGGGCATTGACCAACGGCACGGGCGTGGTGTTGGCCACGGCTTGCGCGACGTGGGCAATGCGGCCACGGGCCACGTCGGCACGGGCCGAGAGGTCCACGGGCACCTGACACACCACACCCGCGCCCGCCGTGGGGGTACGGGTGGGCGTGTTGGTCGGCGTCACGGTCGGTGTGTTGGTCGGAGTGGGCGACTGACCAACGGCAGGCGTGCTGACCGCAGCCAGCAGCGCCGCCGCGAGAAGCGCCCGCGCAGCGGCGCATCGCATGGGTTCACCCTCCGGGCTGGTAGATGACGGACAGCCGCTTGCTCCCGTCGTAGGTGCTGCCACTGACGTCCACGCCCGACGTGCTCTTGCCCGCCGCCAGCGTGGGGCTGGCGATCCGGGCGTTGGCGAACTGGACGTGCTTGACGGCGGACGTGTTGACGATGTCGTTGGCGAGGCCGATCACGTTCCCGCACCCCACCTTGATCATGTCCGCACTGCCGCCCGTGATGGTGCCCGTGATCCCGGCCACGGTGGCGCTCGTGACGCTCTTGAAGATCTTGGTCCCCGTGAGGGTCTTGGCCGAGGCGAAGTTCAGCACCTCGGTCACGGCACGCCCCTGCGGGTCCAGACCGACCACCGTGCAGGTGCCCCCGGTGATGGAACTGTTGGCATCGGTGAGGGTCACGGTGATGTTGCGAGGCGTGTCGGGCTGCGCCTGCACCGTCAATGCCTGCGTGCCGGTGGTGGGCGCGACGTTGGCGACGATGGTGTCCGTCGCCGCCAAGGCCGGTGCGCCAAGGTCCTCACGGACGTGGATGCCGGGGAAGTCGATCAGCGTTCGACCACGAAGCCTGATCATGGGTCACCCTCCCGCTCGCGCCGGGCGCTCCCGGCGCTCGCTGCTCGCCACCGTTTGGGGTGGCGGGATGTACCGCTCCAGCAGCCTGCCTGCCACGAGCGAACCGACGTTGCGCCAGTCCCCGGCCTCGACCAGTTCGTCCGGCTGGTACCGGCGGCCGTTCTGGCCGGGGAACGAGCGCAGCACCCTGTAGATGTCCGCCACAGACCCCCCTTACGCCACGGCTCCGTTGAAGAAGTAGCCGAGGTCCGACCCCGTGACGACGTTGTCCCACGCCATCTCGATCTCGTACCGCATCGCCTTGATCAGCGGCGCCTCGATGGACGCGATGGCGATGGTGCCACTCCCGTCCCCCACCCCGGTCCACATGAAGGTGTAGCCCGCGCTCGGGGACACCTTGGACGGGGCCGGGGCCGAGTAGCACAGGAGGGCGTGCTTGCCGTGGATGAAGTCGTACGCGGCCGTCTCGCCTTCCACGTTGGTCGCCTTGACCGCACTGGCCACCACCACCCGCTCCACTTCGAACAGGGCGGCGAGGGCCTGCGTGGTCACCGTGGCAGGCTGCCCCGGCGAACCGGCGTACTTGATCCGGTCGATGACGTCGGGGTGGTGCTTCAGGATCTTGTAGACCTGATACCCCAGCACCAGCCGGTTCGGCATGAAGCCGGTGTTCTGGCACACCGTCTCCTTGCCCACTTCCACGTCGCCGATGGGGTCGCTCGTGGCGTAGTCGCTCCACAGGGCGGTCGGCGTCTTGTCCGTCCCCCACACCGACGTGGTGAAGAAGTCGGAGGCCCACTGGCGCTCCATCTTCTGGAGGCCCTGCATGGTGAGGAACTGCGCGATCTTCTCCTCGGGCGATCCCAGCCCCGGTGCGTCCCAGTCGGCGGCGGTCTGGTTGTCCAGATCCTTGTGCAAGCCGAACGTGACGCAGCGGTAGTTGGAGTTCGACACCTTGAAGCCACTGCCGGCGGACTCCGTGGCCGGGGGCCGCACGGCCATGTCGTCACGGAGGAACGCTTCCTTGTCGAAGACGAAGTACTTGTCGGACGACTTGGCCACCGGGACCACCGGGAACACCTGTGAGGCGATGAATGCACTCTGCTGTTGCAGGTACATGATCGCTACGTCGGTCAGCGGTTGGTCGATGTGGACTTCGTTGCGGGTGGGCTGCGGCATGGTTGGTCTCCTTCGCTACGTCGCGCCGCGCCGGTCAGGCGAGCGTGCGTGCCCCGACGCAGTTGACGACGGCGGTGATCAGACCCCCCGCCGCTGCGTTGTCCTCGATCACGGTGCCCACGATGTACTTCGTGGTATCGCTGGCCGTGTACGCCGCCGCCTGCCCGTCGGCGCTGGTGCCGATGCTGTCGCCGTAGGCCAGATCCGCATCCCCTTGGACCTTGGTCTGGCCGATGGCGACCACTTCGGCCGGGTCGCCCGTGTAGGGGCGATTCTGCAGCACGCCGATGGGCTTGTCGGTCGCGGCGGCGCATAGACCGATGGTCCGTGCGGCCGTGAGCTTGACGAACTTGTACTGATTGCCCACGGCGGTCAGGTCGGCACCGGCAATCAGGCCGGTGATCTTGAGGGGCTGCGGTCCTTCGAATGCCATGTCGGATCTCCTCTCAGGTCGTCCCGTTGTGGGCGGCGATCAGTGGGTGGAGGCGCGGGCCTCGTCACGCTCCTGCTGACGCAGTTCCGGGTTCTGCCGTCGCACGGCAACGCGGGCCGCTTCGAGCGTGAGGGACGGGTCCTTCTCCATCGCGGCCTTGGCCAGCGCGGCGATCTGCTCGCGGGCCGTGCCGGTGACGTCCTGTCCCCGGCCCAACTCGGTGAACGCACCGGCGATGGCGGTGTCCGCCGCCTTGAGCACGCGAAGGACTTCCGCCATGTCCGTCTCGGACAGGGCCTCTGCGGCGCGCTTGAGCAGGGGGCCGAAGGCGTCGGCCTTCAGCGGCAGGTTGCGGAAGTCCCCGGCCTTCGCCACCCACTCCCGTTCCAGCCGCAAGTCCCGCTCGGCGGCGGCGGTGGCCTCGGCGGCGGCGGCGCGCTTCTCCAGCATCTCCATCCGCTTCCGCAAGTCGGCCTTCTCCACGTCGTCCCCCGTGGGGGTGTCCGTGGTGGGCGGGTCCCCCGTGGGGATGTCCGTGGTGGGCGGGTCGCCGGCAACGGGCGGCGTGTCGTGCTTGATGGCGGTATCGGTCATCGGTGCTCCTTCGGTGGCGGGATCGTCGGTGACCGCATCGTCCACCTCGGCCAGTAGTGCGTTCAGGCCCTCCAGTGACGCCTTGAGTTGGGCGAGGCGTGCGGCGGTCATCTTGCGACCCACTTTGTCGATGTTCACGGCGTCCTCCTTCGTCACCCACCCATCGGGCAGGGCATCCGTCAGGCCAAGGGCTTTGGCGCGGCGAACGATGTGCGCCTTGACCGCGCCCGGATTCTTGGCGCGGCCGTAACTCTGCACGGCGTTCCGCAAGTCGGCGGCGGTGGCGATGGGATAGCTCCCATCGGGCATGGCCTTCCCCTCTTCGGCCAACTCCTCTCGTCGCTCTTGGGAGAACTGGCGCTTGGTTGCGTCGGCGGTTGATTTCTCCACAGTCAGGTCGGAATTGTCGAACGACCGCGTCTTTCCAGACGACAATTCCACAACGGAGTGCGTGCCGGACGGGGAGATGGACTGCACGGTGCCCCGGCCACCGCCCACGTTACGACTGACACGCACACGGGACCCGGTGGAAATCTTGTTCCCCTTGGCATCCGTTGGGGTGAATCGTGGCCGCTCACTGCTTTCGCCGCGTGCTCCATCCCCACCAGCAGGCCCACCACCGCCCCCTTCGCCGAACCGCCCTCGTTCGTCGCGTGGCTGGTCGGGGTCGTACTTGGCCACGGGGTCTGTCCCGTCCCGTTTCCACAGGACGATGTCCGCCTCGGTGCACGCCCCCTTGTCCACGAATCCCACGGACACGATCTCGTCCAGCAACAGCCGCGTGCTCATGCCGTTTCTCGTCGCCCCCGGCCCACGATGGAGAACTGCGTGCGGTCGCCGCGCTTTACGGCGTCCCACAGCCGGTCCCCTTCCGGCGTCGGCGGCACGTAGTAGCCCACGAACGCGCCCACCACCGGGGTGTCCGGGGACGCGGGAGCCAACTTCATCAGGGCCAACTTCTCCGGGGTGACCACCACCAACTCCACCAGCTTCGCCACGCCGAAGTCCCGGTGCATATCGTCGGCGTCCCGGTGGCGCAGGGCGTACTTGTGGAAGGCGTCCTCGAAGGCCCGCACCGATTCCGGTGAGTCGAACACGTCCCCTTGGGTGTCGTACGGCAGGGAGCCATCGGCGCGCTGTGCCACGGAGGCCCAGCCCCACACCAAGCGGCGGTCTGGCTCGGCCTTGCACACTCCGGTCATCACAACCGCGTTCTGCTCCACGCGCTCACGCTACGCCGCCGGGGAGAGGTGGCCAAGGAACGGATGGGGTGGTGTACGCCGCAAACGTCGTCACCTCGCGTACATCCGGTGCGATACGGACTGGACCAGCCGCTTAGAGACGCCGAATTGCCGGGCGACAGCCTGATAGGTGCCCCCGGCGTCCAGTGCATGGCAGATGGCCGCGTTTCGGGTCCACCGCGTCAGGTCAGCGGCGCGTAGCCGGGGCACTCGTGACCCGGCGTACCGGGTGGACAACGCCAACGCCACCGCCGGCCCGCACACCTCCAGCAGTGCCCGGCGTGTCAGGCGCGGGCGCTTAGGACTCGAAGGCTTCACCGTCCGGGGAGACGCTGACGCCGCATCGGCAGTTCGGATGCGGCGGTTCATCGTCACCGATCTCCTCCCCGTCCGGGCCGACGAACGACCCGTCATACGGCACCGTCTGCCCCCCGAGAAACTCGCACACCGGGCACGGGTCTGGGGACGGGTCCCACGTCTTCGTGGCCTCGTCGGTCATCAGCCCGTCCGCCCGCATCTGCTCGAATCCGGCCTTGGCCCCCGCGAACGCGGCCATCGCCATCTCGGTGCGGGCGATGTCCAGCGCCCGGTGCTGCACCAGCTCTTGGGTGTACCGCTCCGCTTCCCGGCGGATGTCGGCGGGTGAGTAGCCCCGTTCCTCCATCTCGGCCATGCGGTTGCCCACGGCGGTGGCGTACCGCTCCGTCAGTCCCACCCGCTCCTGTACCTGCCGGGCGATCTCCAGTGCGGGCCACCCCTGTTGGTTGGCGGTGAGCAGGGTGGCCCGGACCCCGGCCTCGGTGTTGGCACTGATCTCGGTGATCCGTTCCGCGCCTCGCGTCTCCAGAAACTCCCGCCGCGCCGGGTCGGCGATGTCGAATCGGGTACGCCCCCGGCGGTCCACGTTCGCCAACGTCTGCACGCTGGCCACGGCGGCACTGCCTGCCTCCCCGGCCACCCGGTACAGTTGCCGCAACACCGCCTGCTCCACGATGGGATGACCCAGTTCCCGCCACGGCACCGCTCGGGCCGCGCCGGTCCAGTCCCCACGGCGCACGGCCTCCACCACCCGCCCCACGGGAATCCCGGCGCGGGTCGTGGCGATGGCTTGGAGGATGGCCCGGCGCACGGCGGGTTCTCCCCGGCGGGCTAGTGTCTCAAGCTGGATGCGGAGGCGTGGGGGGCTAGGCATCGAGGTCCGCCGTCACGTCCGGTGTCCGCTTCGGCCAGTCGGCGTTCGCGAGGTCTTCGTCAAGGCGCAGAACCTTGCGGCGTCGATCCGCCCGCTTCATCGCTTCAGCCAACCACTCTTCGTCGGGCTTGCGTTCCCAGTTGTAGGCACGCACGGTGCGGTAGCCGCCGAACACCACCACCTCCCGCTCCGGGAGACATCCGTTGCCGGTGAACGGCAGCGAGAACACTTCCCGCGCAGGCACCTTCGCCATCAACACCAATCCATCCCTGCCACCCTCGGCGAATCCCGTTGCAACGTCGTCTCGGGTGGTGAACGAGGACAAGGGCGCAAGTTGCGTGGTGATTGTGGCCGCTTGGCGAGCCGGAATGTCATGTATGCCGGTTTCGCGGTCTGCGGCAGTGGGCCGGTAGCCTCGCAGCAGCGTCAGTTCCGAGATGCCGCGTTCCGCCAGATACGCCTGCGTGGCCTCGTACTGTGCCTCCAGCACGGCGCGGACGGCCGGATTCTTGGCCACCAATTCGGCAGTCGCCCACGTTTGATCGGGCACCCGGTAGTGTTCAACGGTGGCGTTGCTTGCCAAGCCCCGGTCCATGAACTGCTCGTACGCGGCCAGTTGCACGCCGATGGACAAGGGCCGGGCATCACCGCTGGACATGGCCCACTGATCCACTACGGCGCGACAGAGGCGGTTCTGCAATTCTTCGTCACTGCGCCCTGCCACACTTACATCCGTCCAGTTTGGTGCGCCACTGGCAATGAACAGTGCCGCCCCCACTTCCAAGTCGCGGCGTGACACACCAGCCTGCGCCAGCTTCGCAGCCAGATTGCGCTGCACCGCCGCCTTGTACTCTGCGCGCTGCAGATCAAAGTCCGTGACCTGACCGAACAGTGCCGTATCCGCAACGGCGGTGTCGGCGAAGTGCGGGGTACTGGCCGCCGCAGCGGCATCTTCGCCAGCGGCCTCTCCCCCACCGCCACTGGTCCACTTCCCGCCCTCGTCTCGGGGCTGGTCAGGGTCGAACTTGGCGACGGCGGTGCGAGGGTGGTTCTTCGTGTCGTCCGTGCGCTTCGGCCAGTCGGCGTTCTTCAACTCGGCGTCCACGTCCAGCACCAGCCGTGCTTTGAACGCCTCTTCAAACCGCGTCGCGCTTGGTGCCGCAAGGGCTATACGCGCCGGTCGTGTGCCGCCCAACACAACCACCTCTCGTTCGCCCAAGCAGCCATTGCCCGTGCGAGGAAAGGAAAACACGTCTCGCGCTGCCACGGTGGTTACAAGCACCATGCCGTCGCCTGCATCGTTGGCAAAGGTGTTGGCGATGCGCAAGTTGGTCGTGAAGCTGGACAAAGGCTGGAGGCGGACGTCTCCCTCCACTGCTTGACCGACCGTCACGCCCTGTTGTTCAAACGCACGGTCTTGAGCATCCGTAAGGGCCACGCCACGGGCCAGCGTCAACTGCTCGATGCCCTGCTCCCGCAGGTACGTCTGCGTGGCGTCGTACTGCGCCTGCACCACGGCACGGATGGCCTCGTTGCCCGCCACCTTATCGGCGATGGGCACCAGATCTCGTGGAAGGAGAAGATGATTCATCACCGCTCCGTCTGGCATCTGGTCGCCGAACAGTTCGTTGGCGATCCGCTGGATGCCGATGGACCACGGGTCGGTGTCCCCGCTGGTATCCGCCCACTGCTTCACGACCAAGTCCGCCAGTTGGTACGCCACCTCGTCAGTGTCCCACCATGTTTCCACCATCTGGCCGAACGCTAGAACGCCCTCCGACAGCACGTTCCGTGGGATGCCGGCGTCCATCAGCCGCTCGGTGATGTCGGTGGCCACGGCGTCCTTCAACGCACCGGAGTCGTACTCCTCCAGCAAGTTCTTGAACAGGGCATCGTGCGTGGCCTCCACGCCCGCAGCGGTGGGTCGTCCGGAGGGCAGAAGGGGTGCGGGGTCCCCACCGCCATCCCCACCGCCGCTGGTCCACTTGCCCCCTTCGTCCCGTGGCTGGTCGGGGTCATACTTGGCGACGGGGGCGTGTTGGTTGGCGACCAGCTCGGACAGGACGTTTACGACCTCATCCCATTTGGACCCGTCCGCCCGGATCACCCCCGACGAGAAGGCCGTCGCCGCTAGACCCTTGACATCTTCAAGCCCAAGAACCTCCAAGGTGGTGGTGTATTCCCCGCCCATCTCGTCACCCGCGAACGTCTGGATGTTGCCATGGGCAACGTCGTTCACGAACGTACTTAGGCGTGCTCGCTCGCTCGCTGTCATGATGCGCCCTTGACGAACACCGGGTCACACGCCCGAATCCGCTCCATGTAGGCCGCCACTTCCGGCTCGATTCGCGCCAGAAACGTGCGGCCATGGTTGTCGAGATGGGATCGACTGTACGCTTCCGCGAAGTGCTCGGAGGCGTTGGTCTGTGCGTAGGCTGAAATGCGAGCGTTTTGCCCGTCGTTCGACAAAGCCTGCCACGTCTGCCGTGCCTCGTCGGTGAGGCGGTGGTGAAATACGTGGTGGCCGATTTCGTGAACAATCGTACCGTCGTGGGCGGGCGTGACCGGCTTTCCGTGGAACGTCGGGGCCTTGTTCAGCCGGATCTCCTTTGTGTCCTTGTTGTACGCCGCATTCACGTTTGGTGTGCGAAAACTGCGAGGGTGGTCCACGTAGATCGTCTGGAGTTCCTCCAGATGCGCCTGTGGAACCTCCGCACCCACAATGATGCCGACGACCTTGTCTTGCAATTTGCCGCAGACGATTTGAGTCCCGGAACTCAAACGATCGTCCGTGACCATCACGGCGGGTGTGGCACCCCCGGCCGTCCACTTGCCCCCCTCGTCCCGTGGCTGGTCAGGGTCGTACTTGGCCACCGGGGGCAGGAGATCGTTGGTGCGCTTGGCCCAATCGGCGTTGTGCAACTCGCGGTCCGGGTAGATGGTGACGATGCCCTTCAACAGACGCTCCCGGACGCCTCGGTAGTTCACACCGCCGTGCTCTTCGTCGTACCCCACCGCCACCGCTTTGACGGCGAGTGGCCCGCCCAAGATGACCACCTCGTGTTCCCTCACGCAGCCCACGCCTGATCGCGTGGACACGCTGAACACTCGGTTCGCCTGCACGCGGGCCATCATCACCACCCCGCGCCCGTCCATGTCACCGGACACGCCAAACTCGGTGGCATCTTCCAAGCGCGTCGAGAAGCTGGACAACGGCTGCAACAGCCCGCGCATGGGCACAGCGCGATCCTCGGGCACGGCAACATCGTCCGAAACTACCATGCCACGCACCAGCGTCAGTTGCCGCACCCCGTCCTCGCGCAGCCCCGCTTGGGTATCGTCGTAGATCGCCTGCACGGCGGCGTGCACCACGCGGTTATCCGCGATTCGCGCCACCTTCTCCTCGAAGACCTGCGTCTGCACTGGACTGCCTCGGGGTGCGAGATGGTCCAACTCCGCGTTGTTCAGTTCGAACACTTCTTCGGCGACCCGTTGTAGCCCGACTGCTATGGCGTTGTGATCCCCGGACGTGGATGCCCACGACCGCTGGATTGCCGACACAACCTCGTCTCCCACCTCCGGGGAATACCTGCGATCTTCCATTGGATCCTTCAGCAGGTCGGCGGCCTCCCGAATCTCGTCACGGGTGAATTTCTCGCTGAGCTTGGCCCCGATGCGCGCACAGGCGGCGGCCTTGATGCGGGACCGCACCCCCACGTTGTTTACCTGCACGCCGCCGAACAGCTTGGAGTCCGTGCGGGTCAACGCCGAGCCGGGCTTGCTGCCGACGTTGCCGCCGCTGACGGGATCCACCGTCCATTGGCCAGCGTCGTCGCGGGGCTGGTCGGGGTCGTAAGCCTTAGCGACGGGACGGCTTGCGCCAACGCCAGAAGTCCGGATCCGCCGGGTCCGCACGAAAGGGCGGGCGGTCCGCGCCAGACCTCCCCTCTTGGTCAGCGGTACATCCGTGTCCTCGGACGGTGTGGGACCACCGGCCGGGGTGGGCACGTCCGGGGCCTCTGGTGCAGGGGGGCGTTCGTCGGGGTCCGGGGGTGGTAGGGCAGCAGCCCGCAACAGCGTCGCCTCCAGTTCCGCGTTGGGGAACAGGGTCATGCCGCTGCTGGTCAACGCTTGGAGGTAGGCCCCCAACGCCGCCAGATCCGGCTCGTCGATGTCCCCCCGCTGCAGGTGGGGCGTGGCGGTCAGGTCGAACCCGTTGAGCGCGCACAGGCGCGGGATGGCGATGCGGTTGATCACGTCAAGGATGGAGTCGATCCACCCGGCCAGCGCCAGTGCAAACACGTCCGTCTTGCTGGACGCCAACGCGAAGCTCCCCACCTTCTCGTGCCCCAGCAAGATGAAGTCGGCCAGCATGGTCATGGCGATCCGCTGGTCGTACCGGGCCAGCACCCCGCCCGTGTCGAACTGGCGGCGACCGCCCGTGCTCAAGAGGGACAACTCGTACAGCTTGTGCCCGTCCTTGTCGTAGGCCAGCGGCAGCAGTACCCCTTCCTGTTCGTCCCGGCGGATGGACCGGGTCAGTTGCTTGAGGGCTTCTCGTGTCTCGGCGTAGGGGCCGGTGGCGTTGACATCCACCACCTCCGGGGGCGCGCCGATGACCGGCAGGCCCGCGAGGTCGCGCTCGATGCCGATCCCCTCGATCTCCGCGATCCGCTTGGCGTAGTAGTACGACTGATAGGCGGCCCGCAGCACCGACCGCCCTTCCGGGTTGTTCCCCGCCGCTTCCGTGCGGAACAGGAGGAGCTTGTCGATGGGCAACTCCACCCGCCGGTTCACGGGCGGCACTTGCTGGAGCACCCCTTTCAGGCCCCCGTCGTCCCCGAACTGCCATTCCACCACGGTGAGGGGCGGCCGGAACGCCCACTTGCGCCAGCCGATGAGGCCGTCCGTGTGCTGGCTGCGCTTGGACCCATCCTTTTCGTCCGGGCCGACGCGCTTCTTGTACACCACCTCGAACAGGGACCAGCCGTACACGAGCATGGACAGAATGTCGCTCATGGTATCCGTCCACGGCTGGCTCATGTCGTCCAGTGCGGTGCGGACCAACTCCACGGCGCGTTCGTCCGTGCCTTCCTTGGGACTGACGGTGAGTTCGATGCGGCGCAAGTACTGGCGGATGGCCAGCAGGCACGCGCCCACCACGGCGTGTCCCTCGGCCATTTCCCTGAACTTCCGGCGGCCCTTCATTCCCCGGAGTTCGGGGAGGTATTCCTCCGTCAGCACCCCGCCGCTACGGGCCGGCTGGGACGACCCGAGTTCGTTGAACGCCTCTTTCGGTCCAGCGGGCTTCTTGCTCACCTCGGCCATGTCAATCCCCTTCCGTCCAGTCCCCACGGGCAAGGGCCAGAAACTCGGCACGGGCCGCGCCGTCTACCCGCAACACCCCGGTCAAACTGCTCGTCACCATTTCCCCGTTCGCTCGCACGCCGCGAATGGCCATGCAGGAGTGGCGCGCCCGTACTACGCACCCCGCTCCCAGCGCGCCGAGGTGGGTGTCCAGTGCGGCCGTGATCTGCTGTGTCAGGCGTTCTTGGACTTGTAGCCGCCGGGCAAAGCACAACACCAGCCGGGCCAGCTTCGACAATCCCACCACCCGGCCCGGCTGCGGCACGTAGCCCACGGTCGCCGTGCCGGTGAACGGCAGCATATGGTGCTCGCACAGGGACGAGAACCGCACCCCTCGAACCACGATCATCTGGTCCACGCCGTCTTCCGGGAACTGGACCGCCAGCAGGGCACCGGGGTTCTCCTTGTAGCCACTGGTCAGTTCGCCCAACGCCCGCAGCACGCGGGCGGGGGTGGCCTGCAAGCCCGGTCGCATGGGGTCCTCCCCGATCCACTCCAGTTGGCGGCGCACCGTGTCTTCCAGTTCCGCCGTTGTGTCGTGGTGCTCCCACGGGAACCGCAGCCAGCCGTCCCCGGCGTGCTTGGTCACAAGCGCCCACGTCCGCTTCGCGGGGTAGAGGGTGCGGTACCGAGCCATCGTGGCCCCGCTGTCGATCACGTCGTCCACGATGGCGTCGGCACTCTCCACGTCCTCCACGGCCCGCCCGGTCAGGCCAGCCACGATTGCCCCCCCACGGGGGATGCCCCACAGCCGCCCGTGGGGGGCACGAGCGAGACCCCGGTAGACCTCGGCCCACGTTATCGAACGGCCCACCATTTGTGCTGCTGACACGACAACCTCCACTCCGGGTATTCACGGCACAGGTCGATGCACCACGCCAACGCTCGCGGGTCGATGGCGTCACCCGCCCACACCGGACTCAGGAGCTTCCACTGCGCCTGCACCACTGTATGGGGGATGCCCTGCCCGTGTGCCCGCACGTACTTGACCTCGTGCGCCCACCGCTGCGCCACGGCGTGCTCGGCCACCTTGGGCGACACGGTGATCCAGTCGTAGGACGTCGCCGACAGGGCTACGGTGCCGTTGGTTTCGATGGCGACCCGGAACCCGGCGGACCGCAGGGCGGCCAGCAACGGCGCGTCAATCTGCAAGCCCGGTTCGCCACCCGTGAGGATGACCCAGCGGCACGCACCGGCCTCGGCGCGGATGGCATCCAGCAGCGTCGCCTCCGTGTAGGTGCGCCCGCTGATGAACTCCGTGTCGCAGTCGAACCCACCGGGGGACCGGGGACCGGGGACACGACTGCACCGAAGGTTGCACCCGGTGAACCGCACGAACACGTTTGCCGTGCCTGCCCGTACGCCTTCCCCTTGCAGGGACAGGAAGATCTCGTTCACCCGGTACATGGTGCCGTCACGTCTCGTATCGGCAGGCGGTGGTGCACGTCTCCTCGATTTCCACCGCCACGAGCAACGGCAGTGCGGGCCGGATGGTGTCGTACAGCCACCGCGCCAGTTCTTCGCTTGTGGGGTTGTCGAGGCCCGTGGAGTCGTTGAGGTGATAGTGATCAAGCGACCGCTCAACGACGGGGGACACGACGGCGGACAGATCCCCGTAGTCCATCACCATCCCCTGTCGCGGTGAGGGTGGCGGCACCAGCGCCGTCCCCTTCACCTCCACCCACGCCACCCACGAGTGCCCGTGCAGGCGGGCGCATTTGCCGCCCTGATGGGGCAGTACGTGGCTGGCTTCGAACCGGAAGCGTTTGCGGAGTGTCCACACGCCCATCATAGTACGGCCTCCTTGTCGGCAGCGGCTGGCGGGGGCTCCAGCAGGTGCAGCCGTCCAGCGCGCTCCAAGACGTGCCGAATCGCCGCTTGCCGTCGTGGCAAGTAGGTGGGCAGAGCGCGGAGATGTTCCCGCAAGGCCGCGTCGCTCGGCATCGGCACGTCAATGTCGTTTGCCAGCAGGGCCAGTGCCCACCGCACGCACGCACGGCACTGTCCGCACCGCTTGGGGTACGTTGTGGCCTCGTAGCAACTCCACGTCTGGCGCAGCCAGTTCGCAATCCCCCCGTGTCGCAGGTAGTCGGCGACGACCTCGTGCTTGCAGAGTTCGGCGAAGGGCGACCAGACGCGCACGTCGTATCCCGCCTGTGCGGTCAGTATCGCCGACATGGCTTGTGCGGCGATCGGATTGTTGTCCGCCGCCGCATCGTCGGCCACGGACGTTAGCACGATGCGTGCCCCGTACCGGACGGCCACGCACGTCAGGAGCAGGTTGCGGGCGGGCACGAACCAGTGATCCCGGCGGGCCACCGGGCGGGCAATGACGGCGGCGTGCTCGATGCGACGGGAGGGGAACAGCACGCGCAACGCGGTCCATTCGGCCAACACCTCCTTCTGCCCGTGGTTGATGAACAGCAGCGTCGCCTCCGGGTACCGCACGGCGGCGAGCGAGGAATCAATCCCGGACGAGGCCAGCACCACCGTCCCATCGGTACGCTCATCCACAGGGGCTACCCCCTGTCCATCGCGGATCGTTCGCCAACATGTCCTCCAGCGTTATCATGTCCGCTCGCCACTTACGCCGGGCCTCGGCTTCAATCTTGAGGTGATGCAGCACTTCGCCACGTATGTCCTGCTTGCCACCCCGCCAGCTCAGGCCCGGCAGGGACTGCCAGTTGCCGAAACGGGTGGGTCCCGCTTCCCAGTTGGTCGCGTCCGTGCTGTGGAACGGAACGTCGAGCACCGCCGCACCGCCGAACCCGAATCCGTGCACAGGCTTCGGCCACACCCGACTGAGACATTGCAGCGCCCAGTGAATCTTCTTCGGACCCTTGAGGGGAGGGTTGCCCACGGCAATCTTGGGGTAATCGCGGGCGATGCCTCGCAGCACGTCCTCCGGCTCTCCGCAGTGGAAGCACGGAATGGCGCGGACACCCTGACGCCACATCTCCTCCGTGTTTCGCAGCCCGGCTCGCCAGTCCCCAATCACGTCCAGCGCAAAGACCTCCGTGAGGGTGGGGTCAGTGGCCTGCAGGGCTTTCACCGTGTCGATGTACTGCTGCAGGTCGATGGTGGCCCCGGAATGTCGCACCGAGAAGGCCCCCGAGTCCATGACCCAATCCCGATAGGACAACTCGCGCTGAATCTTCAAGAAGGGACGAAGATACACGAACGACACCAGCAGCGCCGGGCGCGAGGACTGATACGGGTTGCCATTCGTGGGGAAGGAGCCACCCTCGTCGCCGCCGAGTGCGGTGACGGTGCGCGGATTGTAGCGGTAGCAGACCGCCAAGCGGGACGTGGGCGCAGCAAGTGCGGCCTGTTTCATGCCCTGAGAGACACCGGACATGGCGAGGCGAGCGTGCGGGGACAGTGCAAGACGCAGAGTTTCCGGGGGGCCATTCCATGCCAGCCGCACGTCAGGCGCGGGGGCTAGTCTTGCCCCGGCGGGAGTGTCGTGTCCCGCAGGTACGCCTGAGCCAGTTGCACCAGCCCCCGCGCCACTCGCCGTGGCAGCGGGGCCGGGTCGTCCTCGGGTACGAGCGCGTCCAGACATCGCGTAATCACCTCCGCTTGTTGCGGATCAAATGTGACGTGCAGAGAGCCATCAGGTGCAGTCGGCTCGGGGAGCGGTACCGTATCCAGCGGCGCGAACGTGCCGTGCAACAGCGGCTCGACCACGAAGTCGGGGAAGACCATCCGGTACAGGTCCTCCCCACGCGCCTCGTGTGCGGCGAACAGGTCGGCAAGGCGGCGGGCATCCCGGTCGGCCATTGCCGCGAGTGGATCGAGCACCGTCAGCATCAGCTCGGCCTCCTGCTCGTCGAGGTCGGTGATGACCACCGGCACCATTTGGTCCCCGAGTTCCGATGCGCGCAGGTGGCCGTCGATGATCTGCAACGCCCCGTCTTGCGTGCGCCGGGTCAGCACCACGTCCACGAACCCGAGCCGGTCGAAGCTGGCTCGCAGCGCGGCCGCTTGTGACTCCGGGTGAACGCGCCAGTTGAGCGGGTGCGGTACGAGGGACGATGCGGGCACCCGTTCAAGTGCCACGATGCGGTCCCGAATCAAACCCGACGGCTTGGGCTTTGCCCGTTGTGTCATTGTCCGCCTTTCCAGTACGACGCCGCCGTAAGGCCAGCGGGGGCCACCAGCGGAATCTGCCGGTCACTGTCCGCGAAGGCCAGCGCCAGTGCGTCCGCCCGGTCGGGGCTGGGTACACCCCGGCGGGCCATGTCATCCTTGGACTCCAGCTTCACTTGCCCGCGTGGGGTGATCTCGTACCGCAACGCCACCAACTGGCCGAGCATCCGGTCGTCGGTGATCCCCCCGATGTCTCCCGCCTGCAGCCGGTCGCGCAGGCCCCAGAAGATCTCGGCGCGGCGGTTGAGGAACCGCTCGGTGTCGTTCGCCGCTTCGCCCACGTTCACCATATCCACCGTGAACCCGCAGTCGCGCAAGTGCAGCGCAAAGTTGTACCCGATCCCCACGGCGTCCACGCGCACTCGCAGGGGCGTGCCCGGACGCGCCCTCCACGGGCCGAGAGCGTGCACGACGGCTCCCCGTGGGTCGGCTTCGGGGAACACCATGCAGCACTGCACCTGCGGGCCGTGGCGGATGACCACCACCGTCTCCGCGCTGCCCGGCCCCGCCACGTCCACCCCGGCCACCAGCGGATCACCCACCCGCACCTCACACTGCCGCCGCGCTGCCGCTTCGGCCCACGCCAGTGCCACGAGCGCATCCGCACCCTGTGCGGGGAACTCTCCCATCACCCGCGAGGCCCACAGGGGATGCCCCGGCCCCCAATCCGCCAGCTTCTCCCGCACCCACCGCCGGGACACGAGGTACGGGCGGGGGCACACGTCCAGTTCGGTCTCCGACAAGGCGGCCAGCGACTCCGGGGTCAGGCCGGTGAGGTTTGGCGTGTCGAACGCTCCGATGGACAGGCAGTGCCATGCGTCCCGCTGCGACGTGAACGCCTCGTAAAAGGGGCCGCTGGGGACCGTGGGGTTACCGAGCGCCAGCACTCGCACGTCGCCACCGGCGCGGATGCCTTCGATGGCCTCCCAAATGTCCGGAAGCACGCCGGGGGCCTCGTCCAGCACCAGCAGGATGCGCCCGTGGAAGCCTTGAAACCGGACCCCCTCGTTGGTGGACAAGCCAATGGCATAGTTCCCCGCGCCGATGTGCAGGGCCGTTTGCAGGGGCATGGGATAGGCGATCAGTGACATGGCCGCTTGGCGGCGAATCTCTCCCCACAGCACCCGCTCCACCTGTGCCCACGTCGGCGCGGTGGTGATGGCGATGCCGTCACTGTACCGGGTGATCCACCACAACACGGCAGCGGCCGCGCTGTGGCTCTTGGACGAGGCGTGACACGCCTTCACCGCCACGCGGGGGTGAGTGGCGATGGCGGCGAGCAGTTCCGCCTGCTTGTCCCACAGGTCGTGGCCGAGGATGGCGCGGGCATACCGCACGGGGTCGAGGCAGAACCACGCCAGTTGCTGCGGTGGAGTGAGCCGACGAATGGAGGACCGCTTGGTCGGGTCCACGTCGGCCAACGTCATGCCGTGTTCTTTCCGTGGCCTGCCGCGTTGTTTGGACACAGGCGATCCAGCGCCACCCGCACCACGTCAATCGGCACCAGTGGCGACCCCTGCGGCCCGCTCACTTCCTGCCGGTCCGTCTGCCCCAACAGGTTCTTGCCGAGGAAGATGGCCATGGCCGGGTTGGTCTTCGCCATCTCGAATTGCGTGCGGCGCAGGCTGGCGCGGCCCCCCGCCGAGAACTTGTCGAAGGCTTCGGAAAACGTGAGGTGATAGTGCGCGCCGACCTGTGCCGTGATCCACCGTTCGTTGCGTCCCATCACCGCTGCCACTTCCACCAGCGTGCACTGGATCCGGCACAAGCCCTCGAAGACATCCCGGTTGAACTCGGCGTTGGGCGCGGCCCACTTGCGGCTGCGCTTCGGCTTGACGACGGCGGGGAGGGTTGTGCCCTTCATACGGTGGATCGCAGCACGCACAGGCCGGTGAGGACGTGGGCTACGGTGCCCGTGGCGTCCGTAACGAGCAGATCATACGGTGCGGCCAGCCACCCGGACAAGGCCGCCGTTTGCGCTGCCGTCAGGCGAACCCGAATGTTCGGCGTGTCGTCGGAAAGCTCGATGGCCGTGGGGCTGGTCAACTGGCAGCGGATGACCCCGCCCGGTTCGTCCCTGACGGTGAGGGTGGCGGCACCGGAGGCCAGCGGCACCGGGGTCTCCACGGTGGCGTCAATCCACGTCAGGCGCAGATCGAAGTTGGCCCCCTTGATGATGGCAAAGTCCAGCGCGCCGGGGTCGCCGATGGCCCCATACCGGCGCACGGTGTGGCCGTGGGTGGTGATCTGCACCACAGGACGGACGGTGCTGGGTGGGGTGACGAGGCTCATGGGACCACAACCTCCTGTCGCACGTCGAGGCGTAAGACGGCGACGGGCCGGTTGCCGCTGTCCTCGACGGGTTGCATTCGCAGTTCGTAGACGTTCCCCGCCCGGCACTGTGGGATGGGGGTAATGGTGGGGGTGCGCGTCGGCCCGGCCGGCGTGGTTGTGGGGGTGTGGGTGGCCACGGGTGACCCCGTGGGGGTGACGGTGACGGTGCGCGTGGCGGTGGGGGATGGGGACGGGCACCCGGCGGCAGCGTCGAGCGTGATCAACACGTCGTTGGTTCCCGACAGGGCCGTGGACAGCACCATGTCACCCGGGGCGGCGTCCGTCGTGTGCGCGCCCCGTACCCGCACGCTCAGGGCACCGGGGGACGTGAGGGTACGACCCAGCCAGCGCACCGTGTAGGTGTCGCGGGCGGTGGGGTCCAGCGGGTCCATCACCAGCGGGTCTGCCACGGCCAGTCCCACGGCCAGCAGGATGGCCGTTCCCGCACCAACGATTGTCACGTTCCGCATCGCGTCACCTCGTGGTCGTTGTATCGCTCACGTCAGGGGCACGTCCACACGCGCCGGTTGTGGCACCTCCATCCGCGCCGGTTCCGGCACCAGCAGGATTCGCAGGTTCCGTGGCGTTGGGGTGACGGTCGGCGTGACGGTCGGCGTGTCCGTCACCGCCGGGGTGGGCGTCACCGTGGGGGTGTCGGTTTGGGTGGGTGTGGCCGTCACGGTCGGGGTGGCCGTTGGAGTGTTCGTCGGCGTCTGTGTGGGGGTCACGGTGGGAGTCACAGTCGGAGTCGCGGTCGGCGTGTGGGTCGGGGTGGCGGTCGGCGTGTTGGTTGGAGTGATCGTTGGCGTCTCCGTGGGAGTTGCGATGGGGGTGAGGGTCGGGGTGTCGGTAGGAGTTGCTGTCGGGGTGACTGTTGGGGTCAGGGTCGGCGTGCTGGTGGGAGTGGACGTGGGCGTGATCGTCGGGGTCAGGGTCGGCGTGAGCGTCGGGGTGATGGTCGGGGTGATCGTGGCGGCGCTGGTCGGCGTTGGCGTGTACGGGCAGCAGACGTAGCCGTTTGCGTAGCTCGCGGTGCCGTTCAGAGTGGCGGTATGCCCGTTGCCGCTCCAGTCTGCGCCGCTGTCCTCCCACTTCCATCCGCCCCACAGGTGCGTAGTGTCGCCGCCACACGTTCCGCCGCTGCTGTTGTAGATGGCGGCGATGGCGGCAGCGTCAAGTGCCGTGGTGTAGAGGCGCGAATCGGCGAGCAGCCCGGTGCCGCTGTACCCATCGCCATACGTGCCAAGCCGTACCGGGCTGGATGTCGTGGCCATCGTTGCGCCGGTGGCGCTGCACGTCTTCGCCTCCGTGCCGTTCAGGTAGATGCGGATTGTCTCATCGACGGCGGACCACGTCGCCGCCATGTGCCGCCACGTAGCGTAATTCGCCCCATTCATGGGCAGTTTGCAGGTGGTCGTGCCGACATTGGTCGCGAACCGCACATAGACATCATCGCCGTGCGAGTAGCCCTCCAGCAGCAGCGCAATCTTGCCGGTACTCTGGCTGATGCCCAGCGTTTGCCCGCCGCCGGTGAGGTTCACCCACGTCGCCAGCGTCATGCCGGTGTTCCCGGTGAAGTCGACCGCTGCCGTCGTGGCCCCGTTGGCACCGCCTTTCACCGATAATGCCCGCCGCGTGCCTGCATCACACGTCGGCGTGGCAAGCGGGGTGGGGGTAATCGTCGGAGTGTTCGTGGGCGTGCTCGTCGGCGTGATCGTCGGAGTCGGCGTGGCGGTCTGCGCCGTTGCGGTGGTGGCCAACAGGCACACGAGCGCCACCGTGCACGCCAGCGTGAGGCACGCACGGGGCTGAGTCAGTCCGGTTGTCGGTCGTGGCATTCGCCCGTTCCCCATGCGATTCCCCATGCGTGACTGAGCAGTTCGGCCACGCACCCCACAGCGTGCCGCTGTTCGTCACGGGACATGGCGTTGAGCAACGTGGCGAAGTCGTCCAGCAACTCGGCCAGCCGTTGATTCCGGTGTGTTTCGGTGAGGTAGGGATTGCTCATGCGGCCCTCCTCGCTCGCGTGTCCCGCAGGCCGTGCACGGTGCGGAGTGACGCGAACCAACCCGGCACCTGCGCCGC